GCGAGGTGTTTGGCCTTGCGTGGGAGTATGGGCATGCAGGTGGACACGAGAATGTCTATAATTACTTTGCGGAATTGGTTGAACTTATTAAAGATTGATCATGCCATTCTTTGCTCCAAATCACGCTATCATTGAAGCCATTGAATATGACGGCACACCGCAATGCGCGAGCGAAATTGCTAAATGGGCCAAGCCTCAAATTGTTAGGCCGGGGATCTCAGTTAGCTTTGCCGATAGCAAGCTTTTTGTGCTTTATTTTGATCGCGACCAGTCAATGACTGACGCGCGAGAGATTAGCAAGGGTGATTATATTGCTATTGAACATGGAAGGCCCATTGTGATGTCTGGCGAAGAATTCAAATCCGAATACGAGCTTGTTCCTTTGCTGGATGATTGACTAAGAATCATAGCAATTAGACCGCGATTAGTGCTACAATTAAGGCGTGTCTTAGGTCTTTATGCGTTCGTTTCCACGCATAGACATGCTGTCAGTTGCCGCAAGGGATGCTTATGATGGCTTCTCCTTGCTTGATGTGCTCGAAACACAACATCGAATAGAGACAGCAAGATCCGCCGAAGTTGAGCCTTATACCGAATCATTTAGGACGTATATTAAAACATCTTATCCAAGGTTTCCATTTACAAAGCACACAAATAGGCTGATTGATATTGCTCAGCGTGTTGCCGATGGTGATCTACCTAGGCTTATGGTGGAACTCCCGCCTAGGCATTGGAAGTCTACGATATTTTCTAGATTTTTGCCTGGTTATTGCATTAGAAGGTTTCCTGACCGTAGCGCTGGTATATGTTGTCATACGCAAGATCTTGCGACAGGCTTTAGCGAGAATGCAAGGGATTATTTTGTAGAATCTGGAGGGATCCTGCGGGCTTCACTGCGAGGCAAGGAAGAATGGGGGCCTGATGATGGGATCGGAAGCTGCTGGACCGCTGGTGTGGGCAAGGGCACGGGCAAACCGGGTCATTTTTTGTTTGTGGATGATCCGATTAAATCAAGGGAGCAAGCAGAATCAGCAGCATATCGTAGGCAGATTCACTCGTGGTGGGATTCGGTGCTGAGCACACGAGAGGAGCCTGGTAGCTCAATGGTGATTGTTCATACTAGATGGCATGAATATGATCTAATTGGCTACTTGCTGGAGAAGAATTTAGAACTTGAAAAGGAAGGTCTTGAAACCGAATGTGAACGCTGGCATGTTATATCGCTACCTATTGAAGCATTACCCGCGAATGATATTAAGCCATTGCCTTCTAGCGTAACGAGAGAGATTGATTCAAGAAATGTTGGAGAACCACTGGATCCCGATAGATTTGGTCAAAAGTTTATCAAAAGGAAGCGTGCAAACACTCCTCCGAGAGACTGGGAGGCAATCTATCAGCAGAGGCCAAGCGCTGGCGCGGGTACCGTATTCTTCAAAGATCGCCTCGCCTTCTATAGCTGTGATCACTGGAGAGGATTAGAAGGTGACCCAATCCTGCCACAACAATTCATCCGCAAGATTCTATCGGTAGATTGCACATTTGATGATACAGCAGGTAGCGATATGGTCGCCATGGGATTATATGGGCAGACTGAGCACGGCCTATGGAAGTTAGATCTTGTCAACGAAAGATTAGACTTTCCAAAGACCTTAAATATGATCAAAACACTTTACAAAAAGCATTATTTTAATGAGTTGTTGATTGAGAAAAAAGCTAATGGCGCTGGCATCATTAAGATGCTTGAATCTGAGCAGTCCCATGGCTTCCGGGTGGTTGCTGCTGGCGTCGGAGAGATGGGCTCGAAAGAGGGCCGGGCCAATGCTGCCAGTGTAGAAGTAAATAGCGGCCGCGTGCTGTTGCCAAGGTCAGCTCCGTGGACAAATGAGTGCATAGATCAGCTCACTAAATTCCCATCTGGTGTGCATGATGATATTGTGGATGAAGTAAGCCAGGTTGTGATTTATGTCACTGGAAGTGGGCCATTGAAGTTTGAAACCGTAAGTTGGGGATATGGCGTAGCAATGATACCAGGAAGTGGCGGAAATGGCCATGGAATAGGATATAATCAAGCTGCCATGATTGGCGCTCAAAATGGAGTTTACAGCCGATGAATCGCCAGTCAACGCAAACACCTAAGGCTGTTGGTGCTCGAAGCACTAAAGTTCGAGCGGTTAATCATGAAAAGACCGAAGTCAAGACCAAGATTGGATCGCCAACAGAATATAGCGAACAGCTTGCGATAGACAATATCAAGCTAGCACAGAAACATGCTCATGTGATGTCAATACGAACAAAGATGCCCTATGAAGACTTATATCAAGTTGCGTTGATTGGCCTGATTAAGGCTTGTCGTAAATATGACCCATCCAAGGTTAATCCTGACAATGGCAAGCCATATAAGCTAAGCACAATTGCCGTGCCATTTATTGATGGTGCGATGTATCAATACCTAAGGGATCGTGGCCATAGCACAGGCGTCAAGTTTCCTGACCGATGGAGGGATAAGGCTAGTATTGTCCGTAAGATGTCTGCGAATGGATCTTGTGTTGAAGATATTGCAACCGCAACTAACTTACGAGCTGATGAAGTAAACGAAATCCTAACAGCACAAAGCGCGCCAGTTGCGCTAGATCCAGAAATCAAGCTGTATTCAAATAGCATTGATGATAGCGAATATGAAGACTTTTATGAGCTGATACAAGCGCTAGCAATCGTAGATCGAGCACATGCCGCAATATCAACAATTGATCAAGGATTGCTGGAAGCAGCATGGAATCATCAGCGCCGTAGGCAGATTGCAACCGGGCCATTTTTTCAATTTATGCAACGCGCTAAGAAGGTGTTGTCTGGTGTTTCAATTGTAATTGAAAAGCAAATTGATTTGTCTATTGAAGTCAAAACAGAAGAAAACCTGGCGCCCATGTCATCAGGCAGGCGCAGGGTATCAGATCCGAAAGAAATAATAGATACTGTAATGAGCCAGCTAGACCTATTTTAACTTTTAACGGGAAAACTAGCCTAGCATATATGGTAGATAACGGTGCAGCAAAGACTTTCACATCCTACGAACAATGGTAAGCTGCCATCATTCCGCCATCCTAGGCTAGAAGAAGTCATAGATGATTTGGATCTTGTTTATGATTGTTGGGAGCAACTGCGCACAAAGGATCAGCAAAAACGCTATCTAATTAGGGAGCAAGCTGAGCCGCTTGTGGCCTATCGTGGCAGGCTAGAACGTGCATCATATCCGTCATACTTTAGGGACGGAATTGATGCCTTTGCTGGTGAATTAAGTCGATTTGAGTTGCGTAATCCACCGAAAACTTTGCTTGCTAGTCAAAATGATATTGATGGTAAAGGCACAAGCCTAAAAGCCTGGTTTATGGCTGCTGATGCGTTGCTGATGCGTGATAATGGTTGCCTGCTGATGGTGGATAAGGAAAAAAGCACAAACAGAACAAGAGGAGATGATATTGCAAATGGCAATAGGCCATTCTTTTCCTATGCTGAGCGCCGTAATATGTTGAACTGGCGTACAGCAAAAGATAATGGCAGGGAGGTTATATCTGCTGTAACAATTCTTGAATGGCACGAAGAAGTGGATGGTGAATATGGGGTTAAGTTAGTGCCGCATTATCGCGTTATGCAAGGTGGTGATTGGAAGTTGCTAAAGATTGTAGGCGAATCAAGTGATCGCGGTGGATTGCGCAATAAGGCAACACAAACAGTAGAAGAGGTAGACCGAGGAGAATTCATTGGCTATCAAAAACAAAAGCTAAAGTATCCTCCTGTAAAATGGTATAACAACCCAAGGGATGGCATAGGTGAAGGTGCGCCGATGTTGCTTTCGACTGCTAAATTAACACTAGATTGGTATAGAAGTTATAGCGACTTGAAAGAGTTATTGCATAAGTGTGCGATGCCTATTCCGGTGCTGAAAGATTCTAATCGGCAGATGATACCAGGGCCAGATGGTACTCCAATGCCAGCGCCTATTGTGCTGGGTCCAAATCAAATCATGCAGATTTTTGATAAAGATGGTAGCTTTTCTTTCGCCGAGCCAAGCGGTAGCAGCTTGGATAAGCACATGCAAGTGCTAAAAGAATTAGAAGCAAATATCGACCGTAGCTTACTTAATTTTGTGCTCAGTGGTAGTAGTAATCGAACCGCAACAGAAGTTGAACTGCAAAGCGCAAGCATTCAAGCAAACCTAACAAGCCTATCAGAATCCAAAGAATCTGCAATGCAATCATTGTATGAGCTATGGGTAAAGTTTACGGGTGAACAAATGCCTAATGATGCCGGTCTTGATATGAAGGCATCCATCACAGAGAAAGAGGTTGATAATGATACGCTAACTATGTGTAGTGGATTATACGATAAGGGTCTGATGATGCGCGAAACGTTCCTTGCGCTGGCGCAGCGCCGTGGGCTGCTTAGGCCTAAAGTGGACGCGAAGAAAGAGGCTGCACTGCTTGCAGTTGAAGATGAAAAAAATAACGCACTGCTGAATCCTCCTGCTCCATCGCCCAATGATCTGGCGGGTGATAATGTAGACGCGCAGGGGCTGCCTATTCAATAGGCGCGGGAAAAATATAATGATTCTAAGTTAAGACTGTAATGGCTCGCGGCGGCAGACCCGGCAAAAAACGGACCCAATACGTCCGCGACGCGCAGGGGCAGTTCGCCTCAACACCAGGCGGCGGCAAAAAGGCCACGCCTAGCGCCGTCAGGAAGGCCGCTAAGGCCGCTGCCTTGAAGGGCGGCACACTAGCAGCCAGAACCTCGCTGAAGAAGTCCAGAGCCAAGCTCAAGAGCATCGACAAGGCAGACCCAACCCTTCAAACTTCACTATCAAAACGTGCACAGAAAGGTGCCGTAACTCGTGGCAGCAAAAATCTAACCAAGACGATTAAGTCCAGCCGAACACGACTAATTGGTGCCAAGCCTAACGCAAATACAATCAAGAAAAAGCGGCCAGTTTCGATGGCTTACATCTTGAAAAATGTGACTCGTTCAATGTCGCCAGATGATGCGCAACGTGTGCTAGGGAAGAAGCCGCTTGCAAAACGGAAAATCAGTGCTCCATCTAAAGCAAACACAATCAAGAAAAAGCGCAGTCCTATACTTACCGCTAAACCATTACAAAAGCCAGCGGCTGAACGTCCGGGCTCAATGACTTCTATCTTGAAAAATACGCTACGCACATTAGCTCAAGCTGATGCGCAACGCATAAGAGAAATTGAATCAATTACAGGGCAAAAAATTAAGCCAATTAAGCAGCGTGCTGCCGCTATTGCTGCTGGAGATCGCGTCAGGAGCACGGCCAAGGGCGGCAAGGTTGCGGACACCCTGCGGGCGGGTCTTCGCGAGCTGGCGCAGAGCGATGCCAGGGCCATGCGAGAAATGTCAAAGATTGTGAAGGATGCGACGCCAAAGGTGGCTGGAGCCAAGCGGAAGGATAGGGTTAAAGGATCTGCAAAATCCAAGACGATGACCATGGCGAAGATGCAATCAGGGCCACCAGGTAATCCGCTAGGCGGCAAAAGATCCGTTAAAAGACTTGCGAGCATGACAACCAAAGGTAAAACAATGAAGCCTCCCGTCACTCTAAAAGGATTAATTCGTGCCGGAGGTAATCGGTGGCAAAAAAATCAAATGGATAGAGTTTATTTTAATAATCTAGGGTCAAGATCTGGGTTGGATGTTGACTATTATAAATCAGGAAACATTTACTCTGCCGCTGTTCAAGGTAAAGGAATTAGTAATTCCAGGGCTCGCGAAGTCGTTGCTAGCTTAAGAGATGCCAAGTTGTTTTATGATCGACAAACGAGGTCGATGAACTTAAAAATGACAAGAAACCCTTCGGTAAGGTTACAGCAATTTAGGACGGCTGAAAAGCTCGCTAAACAAGATATGAAAAAAATAGAAAAATCAGCAAGAATGAAAACCAAGCGTCAACGCAAAACAAACAGCAAAAAGCCCGGCTAATCCGGGCCATTGCTGTTGATTAAGTCTGGCGATAATCAATCTACGTCAGTTAAGTCGATCCCTACGATTCTAAGGTTGTCGGGATTTGTGCCGATATTTTCCATCGCATAGAGCGCGTGCAGGGCGGACCTGTAATCGGAGAACAGCAAATCGCCTGGATTAAATGCGCCCAGGTAATCGGTGGAACCTGAATTACGATCCAGCCACACACCATTGTGGCGGTACTGCAGCTCAAAGTGTTCCTCGGATTGAATGGTAGTCATTGGGTTTAATGCAGTGGATGGGTCTCCCCATGACCAAATAATACACCATCATCCCATGGCCCCGGAAAAATGAAACAAGCTGTAACATAGGCAAATCAACCGCCGATAACCCATGGCAACCATAGGCGACCAACAGCTAGCACTATCTGACGATTATGCCGAAGCATTAGATATGCTAAGCAATCGTGCGGTTGATAATACCAGGGCGGCCTTAGTGCGATCACTTAAGCGTACCTTAAAAGATCTGCGCCGATACTATTCAGATTTCATTGATCCTGAGCTGAAAAAATATCAATCAGCCGATGGTAAGATGCGTCGACCAATGTCATATTCTATCGCCGATAGTAATGCCAAAATGGTTAAGCTTCTTCAGATTGCGCAAGAATACTTTCCAGAGCAAGAATTGAATCGTATCACAGCACAATACAAGAAAGATTTTGGCGAAGCCGTACAGCTTGGCGGTGATTTGGGTAAAGAATTGGCGCAATTAGTTGATCCTGGTGGCAAAGGGAATAGCATGTTTGTTGGCGCCAGTAAAGAAGCTGTGATCGGCGCCGCTAACACAGCATCAGCTTATATTAGGCGCGAAGTTGAAACCTTTCGTGATGATATTGCACGCATTGTGCAGGATGGTATTGGACGCGGGAAAAGCTCTAAAGCATTAGAGAAAGATATAAGAGTTGCACTATTGGGTGCAAAGGATCCAAATAATATCACACCTAAATTAGGCCTTCTTCGCCGGGCTGAATTGATTGCAAGATCTGAGCTTGCTAATGCTTATACTGGTGCGCAAAAAGCAGCCGCAGCGCGTAATGGGTATAAGTATGGGAGGTTTATTACAACAAGGAGTGAAAACACTTGCAAGTATTGCGCTGGCAGGCATGGTCATGTATACTTGTTAAGTGAAATGACAGGCACGCTTCATCCGCGTTGCCGATGCGGTATTTCACCAGTTTCTGATCTTGCAGTAGAAGAAACCGATCCAGATCTGCGCCGTGAATTACTAAGAGAGGATTTTTGGGAAGAGGATCGCAAAAAAGTATGGCAAAAATTTGCGGATACCAATAATTGGCCATTTGAAAAGGCTTCTAAAGTATTAGAAGATCATCTTAAAAAGCCATCTGCCAGTGAGAAACGGCTTTATCCTGATATTAAAGAAGCGCCTAGGCCGGTTGTTTGATTGTTGCGGTTTGTTACGGTGGGACACTGATGAGCTGCTTGTGTTGTATGGTATGAATGCTAGAGCAATCCAGCGCTAGCATTGCGTTCCCTTAACTCATGACTACTCAATTCAATCCAGAGTCTGTAGTAATCGAAGATACTCAATACATTCGAGCTGACCTTTGTCAGCAACGAGCAACGGGCAATCGCGCTGTTGTTGTTGTCGATCGCGGATGGATCTTTGCTGGTAACGTGCAGAGAACAGAAGCTGAGATTACATTGTCTCAAGTTGTGCATGTTTTCAAATGGTCAAGCATTGGATTTGACGGCATGATTGCAAATCCAAAATCTGACAACGTTGATTTGCGCAAAATGAAGAATGAAGTCAAGATACCGCTTGCATCCGTGATTTTTACCATTCCAGTTGATGACGACTGGGGGATTTGATTGACTTGTTTCGGGATGCACAATCTCGTGCATCCTAAATTCCACCTATTAACAAGAGGTTTTATGCCTGATTCTGTTTTGGCATTTCTGCCGGTTGGCAATGGCGATGGCGATGGCTATGGCGATGGCGATGGCTATGGCGATGGCTATGGTTATGGCAATGGCTATGGTTATGGCTATGGCTATGGCGATGGTTATGGTTATGGTTATGGCGATGGCTATGGCGATAATTATGGTTATGGCGATGGCTATGGCGATAATTATGGTTATGGTTATGGCGATGGCTATGGCTATGGCGATGGCGATGGTTATGAAACACCGTCCATTAGAATTAGAAAATGAAGGTCAAAGAATTGGTCAAATGGCTTGCATCCTTTGAAGATCAAGACGCTGAAGTGGAAGTGATAAGCCATTTATGCGGAAGCAGTTATTATGATCAAGGCGGCACTGCAACCACAGTGCCATTAGACGTAGAAAAGCACATAACCTATACCGACTTGCGCGGCAATCCATTTATAGATCAAAATACTCCGTATTACAGGTCTCGAACGCTGCTGTTAGGCATGCTTAATGGTTAGCTAAGCAATCAAAAATCAGGGAAAAATAACAACAACCGCCCCCTACCACATGGCAAAATCCAAAAAACAAAAAGCCAGCGCCAAAAAGATCTCCTCCGTCATGCACGAATGGAAGACCGGCACACTTCATAGTGGCAAGGGCGGCCCTGTTGTAACCAGTCGTCAACAGGCCATTGCGATTGCATTATCACAAGGCCGAAAAGCGGCAAAGGGGAAGAAGAAAAAATAACGGGAAAACTGAGGAAGCCATCTTTCTCCCCCCCATGATGTACGCCAAAAAGCCTGCAAAACCAAGCAAGAAAGGTGGCGGCAAACCCAAAGGCGGCGGCAAACCCAAAGGTGGCGGCAGCAAAAAGGCTCCTTCCAAGCCGAAGCCCAAAAAGCCCAGCGGTGGTAATATGTTCCCTGATTACAACAGCATTAAAGTTGCTTAATCAATGAACAGAACACCTACGCTAAGAATTATTCAAGCGATTGCTGTTTGTGTTGCTAGTCGCAATGCTGAAGGTGCAATGCAAGGTCTGCGCGTATTGCTAGACCTTGCAGATGAAGATGATGCGGAAAAGATGATTCGACTATTGTTGGGTCATCTATCTGCAGGTGATCGCTTTTGGCTCGGCACAATTAATGGCGAGCGCAAAAAACAGGATCTTGCAGTGATCTAAAATGTTGGTTCAACTTCCTGATTTAGATAGTTCCTGGCGGCAAACTAGCACGATTAATGATCGTGAACTGATTAGGACATATCTAAATTATCCAGCATCAGAGGCTAGTCTTACGCTAATTATTCAGCAGATGAATAGCGTATCTTCCGTATCACCTGAAACGGTTGAGCGTATTCAAAGCTGGCTAGATGAGATCATCGAACTAGAGGAAGTGCAGGCCGATGCGGTTGCTGATGGCACCGCACATCTTGGCAATGTAAAGGAATATGAAGGCGTGATTCCAGGCACCAGCCCAACACGGGATCAGCAGCTCAGTCAGGCCGGCAAGCTGGCATGGGATACCAGCGTACTGAAGGCCCGCTATTCGTTTGACGGAAGCGCTCGAAGCACCGCTCAGGGCCAGCGTGATGAGCGGCGCGGGATGCTGGTATCACGCATCTCACAGGCTGTTGGCATCCCATATAACAGCCATGGCGGATATGGTGGCGCGACACTGATCAGGGGATGATCTTTCCTCCTGCAGAAAGGATAGCGCTTTTGACATCATCTAAGGCGTCTTTTTTAACCTCAACAATGATTGTGGTGTATTGCCGTTTCTTGCGCCATAGCTTAATCTGTGCGCCAAGACTTCTAATGTAATTACCAACGCTATTTAACACAGACCCGCTAGATACAACTAGACTTGCATTAAGTGGTAAATTCTTGAATTCATCATCTTCATCGCTTATTTCAATGCCATTTAACTTAAATAATATGTCCTCCATATAATTTTCACCCCAGAACTGATCATCAGCAATAAAAGCCTGCCATTCGCTCTTGGAGATTTTCATGATTCACTGGGAAGCAGAGAGATTGTAACACTATTGGAGGTGTTGGGCTTAACGCACATTTTTAAGCTGTCATACAAAGTTCCTTTGTGAACCACGCAATCAATTGATCTTACTTCAATAGATGCCGCTTTTTTGTCGATGGAGACTTCAAATGCAGTTTGATCACCAACAACAAATCGCACAAATTTAACACCATCAAGAACTTTAACGTTTTGCGTTAAAGAATGACCGGTTTCAATGCGCATGGCCAGGGGGATTAGATCAGTGACAGATCCTATCGTAAGCCATCGCGGCCAACCCTCTGATGATTGCAACAAAATGAAACAATCGGGAAAGCTACAGTATGTAACCCAATCTTCCCATGCCACGCGGTCGCCGCCGTACTCAATACGTTAGGGACAACTCTGGTCGCTTCGCCTCGACTCCCGGAGGCGGCCCGTCCAAATCATCGCCAGCAGCCGTCAGGAAGGCCGCTAAGGCCGCTACGCTGAAGGGCGGCAGCCTGGCCGCTCGGACGAGTCTCAAGCGGTCCAAGGCTAAAATGGCAAGCATAGACAAGGCTGATCAGAGTCTTAAGACTTCACTCTCCAAGCGAGCGCAAAAAGGAGCAGTAACTCGCAGTCAAAAAGCCGCTCGTGCCGCGATCAAATCCAGTCGCAAGCGTATTGAACCAACAAGCGCAACGCTAAAGCGAAACAGGACGGTAAAAGGATTGCTTTTGGTTGGCATAAAAAGAAAAACTAAGTTGATCAAAGAGCTAACCGCTGCAAAAGAAAAGAGGCAACAAGAGAAAAAAACCGCCGCTAAAGTTAGCGCTGCAATCAAGAAAGGGCCTGTACCGTCAAAATCAAAATCAAAGACAGCGCCACCACCCCCTCCGCCGTCAACATCTAAGAAGTCAAATGATGGCGAACCTGTATTAGTCCAAAAAGAATCTAAAGCCCCTGGATACAAAATACCAAAACCCCCTGCTGGATATAAAGCATCAGAATCGCCTAGCAAGACGCCATCCAAGGGACGGAGAATGGAGGCACGCATTTCTACTATTAGAACAAACCGATTAAGGAAAGATGGATCGCCAGATCGACAATGGAAAGCATATCAAACCGAAAAGCGAGCGGCAGAATTCTTGAGAGCTGCCGCTAGATTTGCCGAGCGAAAGGGTATTAGCCTAGATCAGGCATTGCGAAGCGGCCCAAAAAATAGCACGGCAAAAAGCAGGAAAAAGAAAAGAAATAGGTCTTAACGGGAAAGCTACAGTATGTAACCCAATCTTCCCATGCCACGCGGTCGCCGCCGTACCCAATACGTTAGGGATGCTTCAGGGCAGTTTGCCTCGACTCCCGGCGGTGGCCCGTCCAAATCCTCACCATCGGCCGTCAGGAAGGCTGCTAAGGCCGCTGCCTTGAAGGGTGGCACGTTAGCCGCTAGAACCTCGCTGAAGAAGTCCAAGGCCAAGCTGGCAGCATCTCCCAGTCCCCAGCAGAAGGGCGCTGTAACCCGTGGACAAAAGGCAGCCCGCGCTGCGATCAAATCTAGCAAAACAAGGCTAAAGACTGGCTCAGAATCTAAACTTCGCAAGGGTCTGGCGACAACTCTTTTGACAATAGCGAAGAGCAAGCCCAAAGCGAAACCTGTTGAAGCAAAATCTACCACAAAAGCAAAATCTACTGCTAAAGCAAAGCCCACTGCAAAAACAAAGAAGACCACGACTAAAGCGCAACCTACGCAGAAAAAAGTAGAAACAAAGCCTAAAACATCAAAGAAAGTAGAAGTAAAGCAAGCTGACAAAAAGCCGCTGGCCAGGAAGGAGAATTTTGCAGCACAACGCGCTAAGCGAATGGCAGAAAAAACAGGAGTGATTCCTGGCAGCAAGTTTGAAAGTGGTCAGGCTGTTAGAACAATGAGCCTGAAGGAAATGCGTAGTGCTGTGATTAAGTCTGTCAAAGGAGCGGGCAAGCTTTCAATGGCCGCAATTGCGGTTGGGGCCGGCACGGGAACAGGTATATCGAGGATAGAATCAGGCCGGATGCCTAAGACGCGCAGTGAGTGGGAAAGAGCCTATCGTGCTTTGGTAAGGCTGCCCATGAGTGACAGGGGAAGAAAAGAGAAGCCTGGTGTTATCAACGGCATTGATATTCACAAAAACTTTAGGCCATGGGCTGTTTTTGGATTGAACCCCAAGACGGCAAGTAAGGCTGATGTAGAACAAGCCTACCGAAGGATAGCAAAAAAGGTGCATCCTGATGCTGGTGGTCGTCAAAAAGATTTTGAACGGATTAAGTCTATGCGTGACTCGATCGTTTCAATGAGAAACATAGGTGAACAGATGAAGATCGACGCCAAAAAAAGCAGCCCTAAAACTAGCTCAAAAGCCAAGAAAAAATCTCAATCTAGAACCAGGTCTTCTATACTAATGCTGCCGCCATCCAGATCGTAATCATGGCAACACCCTTTGCTCAGTTCCCTGGAATGCGCATGGTTTGGCGGCGGCCAACGGATGCCCCCGCTGATCTGCGCGAAGGCATCAGGCCAACGTTTGATACGGTTGTACTGGAAGCCTATGTTGACACCAGCGGGCCTAGCAGTGAGCAGCCCCTGGGCGGGCAGCATATTGGATCCGCTAGCGTGGAGGGCAATATCACGCGATGGGCCGTGCTGCCATCGGGCGCAGATTGGCTGGATGCCGGATCATCGTGGTCATGGGATGATTCGGGGCTGAGGCCAGCAGGGTTGCCGAGGGGGGAGAAAATGGCGGCTTTTTTGGGTGCTGTCACAAGCCTTCCTGATCTAGGCGACGGTGAAGTTGGATGGTTGACTATTGCTACGATGTCTAGCGAAGGCGGAATTGATGGTATCGTAAGACAATTTGCGGGTGATGAATTTACCGGCACATTTGCAGCAGGAAGATGAAGGTAACGACAAGAGTTAAAGGCGTTAAACTAAACGCATCATTTACCGCAAAAACAAATCTTGCTGCTGAACGTGCGGCGGCATTTGTGTTTCCTGAAATCAATTCGGCATTCATGGCTGCAATGGGCGCTGAAGTGTGGCAATGGCCGCGCAAAACAAGGCGCAGCGGTAGTCGCACAAAAGAAGGCAAAAAAACGCCTGGCATTATTGTTGGCAGTCCGCGTAATATCGTGGATCTTGGTACGCTAAGAGCATCAGGTTATTATACAATATCTGGAACATTATGCACATTCAAGTGGCCTGTAGTTTATGCTACAGCAGTGCATAATGGCGCCAGAATTCACCCGTGGGGAAACAAAAAGTTGCCGCTGGTAACTCTACCTCCAAGACCTTGGACATCTGCTGTATTGGGCACAATTGCAGTGCCTGGCGTTGAGAAGTATCCTTATGGTAAGATGTTTAAGTTAGCGTTCATTTCTGCCTACCGTAAGCTATGACAATCGACTTGATTCCCTGGGAGCAGGCTCCAAATGAAAAGCTAGAACCTGCAGAGATAAAGTGGAATGGAGGCATGTTTCTTGTGCCGCGATTAGGATATATGACACCAAATGAATTAACAAAAATCAGAGAGATTGATCCTGATAATGAAATATATCGGATGACATTAGACGCCACCGCGACAATGCACAAGGCGATGGAGGTGAATGAATATCACAGCTTGCCGCTCAAGCATCAGCTTTTTTTGATGCTTAGTACAATTCATTTTGAACACAAAGGTGTTAGATCACTGGGTTTTGAAGCTAATCCATTAAGAGAAGAGATTGAAACGAATTACAGAGGAATTCTTGATAATTATATCGCCTTAATTGGTGAACTAGAAAGGCGCATTATGGTGCGCAGTGCAACCGTAATGATGCAAAGAATTAGGCCTGAATGGACAGACGAGGCAACTGCTGAGTTTCCCGAAGCAATACTTCTTTCTTTGTATTCACTGCAACAACAAGAAGAATATACAGGTAGAAACGAAGATCCTGCAGAGCAGCGCCGAGCGATTGAGGAAGACCTAAAAAAGTTGCAAGCGGCGGTGCAGTCAATTGTGGCCGCACGGACTGGGTTGAAGCCTACTGGGAATGCCGCAGATTATGGCCACATGCTACAGAATTTGAGCGAAGTAGCTTTGGAAACCTCCCCGCCCCCTACGTCTCCGAAGCCCTTAAAAGAGGCTACAAAAACGAACGGGAAAGGCTTCACCGGGAAGAGCTGACCACCGCTCAGCTTGCGCTAATTCACGCGGAATCTAATCGGAATAAAGAAGTAAGAAGTGAGCCATTTGATTTGAATGATTTTTGCTTCTTTAATGAAATAGAAGAAAAACCAAAACCACCTAGTGCAGCCGGCGCAGCCTTGCTAGCGCTATTGGATCAAGATTTGCTGCCGGCCTTTGCATTTAATGGCCCATGGCTTGAAGATCTGGCACGCGAGGGTAAGGGCATTGATCCGCCGTCTAGGCTGTGCTGGGCCTCAGAAGATGCGATCTTGCTTGCGCCGTGGAGAGTCAGCCACGAAGAATGGGGAGGGATGTTGATAGCAATGCAAAGCGCTAATGATGCGGTGCGAACATTTTATGATGAGAAAGGCGCGTCTGTCACTTTAAGAATCCCCGAAAATGTTGTCCCTAAAAATGCGTTTAGCGCTGCTGACGGTAATGCCATTCTAATGATAGCAAGACGGGAAAACTTACAGTAGAAAACTTTCAATTGACAAATCATGACCACATCAGTTGCTTACACTCCTATTGTGGACAGGCAGCATTATATTGTGCCCATGCGGATGTCTTCTATTGTGCTGGAAGACGCTGCAACTGCCGCCGCAAACCAAGGAGCGCTGCTTAGCGACTGGATGGATGTTTCTAGTGTTATTTCTGGCGTCAAAGCAGTAACTTATTCTGGTAGTGGTAACACCTTTGAAGTCTTCATTGCCCCAGAAACTTTCACCATCACAAATGTTGCGCGAGCAACTGGTGTTGTTACGCTTACATTTTCAGCTAATCCCACTGGAAAGATTGCCGTTGGTGATTTTGTGAAAGTTGCTGCCACAACTAACACATCTGTTAATGGCACAGTTGAAGTCAAGACTGTTACTTCTACTGGCATTACCTATGATCTGGCTGGGTCTAACATTACTGCGGTTGCTGATACGGGATCCGTCACCAGCGGCGCCTATCCCCTTGATGGGAATAGCAAGCCCATCATGCTGAATAACATCACTGGAGCACCATTTTCGACAAGCACAAATACAGAATCGGTCATCACTGATGATGCCGCTACGCTGGGCAATGCCGTCACAGTGGCGCTTACCGATAGTCGAACCGCCGCCGTTAAAGGCATGACGGTGCATCGCGGAGTGGATCACAAGATCATGCAATTGTTCGACGCCTTCGGCACGTCTGAACAGCTCGCATTCAAATATCTGCGCGTCGGACCCGGTGGCACTAGTGAAAAGCTGTTGTGCTATGCTCAGCTTTCTTCAATCTCTGAGGATGGCGATAGCGGCACGCTGCAGAAATTTAACGCCACAATGACCGTGCTGGGCCGCACTTACAAGATCTTTGATAATACTGCGGCCTGATAATTGCGGGCAAAAAAGCTAAGCCTTCGGCCAGTCCGAAGGCTTTTTTGTGTCTTGTTATTGCTTGACTTGAATCGGCATGATCAAATACGTGGACAAGTTATCATCACTATCTGAATCTGTAATTACTGCTGGAGTTACAGGTGTATTGCAGCTTAATACAATTCGTTCGCATTTCAATGCTTTAACAGCATCTGTTAGATATTTCACGTTAAACGCTATTTCAAGCGGCTTACCTTCTAGATCCATGGCAAGCTGTTCGGACGCCTTTCCACCATCCGCGTCAGCTCGAATGGACATCATGCCCTGTTCATCGTTAAAGGCAATCCTGACGGCATTGCTACCGTTGGATGCCATGGCCGCAATAGTGCCGACTCGGCCCAGGGAAAGAGCAAAAGCTTTTCGATCAATTATCACTGATGTTGTAAAGCTTTTTGGAATCAACTGCTCAACATTGGGATATGCCCCAGCAAACGATCGCGTAGTAATAGTTGTTGTGCCAGACCTTATGATCAATTGATCACGAGCCTTGGATGGCGTAATGCTAATCTCTTCATCAGAAAGCCCAGCTATCTCCTTCATTGGAGCGATTGGAATTGTTAGATCAAGATCAGCAAGTGCATTAATTTTGTCACCAGGCACGGCAAATGCTGCAACGCCAAGGCGATGGCCATCGGTGGCGGCGCAGCGAATTGTATTGCCAATTGTTTTAATGTTAACCCCCATCAAGATCTGTTTTGCTTCATCAGTGCTGCAACAAAAAGATACACTACTGGTAATCTTGTTTAACTCTGCCGCTGGCAACAAAATTGAATCACCCTGAATAACAAGAAAATTAGGAAAATCAATCGGATCTGACGCTGACAGCTCGTAATTCCCTGATAATGACGATATGGTAAACCTTTCTTCTTCTAGGGAGAGAGATATAGGGCTATCAGATGGAAGTTTTGATACGATTTCATGCAAAAGCTTGTAATTCACAGCAGTAGATCCTGGCTTACTAACTTGCGCCAGAATCTTAGTCTTAATGCCAAGATTCAAGTCAAATCCTGTTAGAGTCAACGATCCTTCTTCTGCCTTAAGCAAAACATTGGTCAGGATCGGGTAGCTGGCTCGGCCGGGGACGGCACGGCCGCAGCTGGTCAGCGCACGGGAGAACTCGGCCTGGGAAACGATCAATTCCATTGAGATGGGAGCGAATAGAAGTGGGGGTGGGGCTGATCAGGGCCAGCAATGAAGGCCCGGATCTGATCACCGTGGACATGAGCCACCCATGCCGAAACAGGCATGGTGACCATCAAAAAGCCTAGCATTATCTGCCAGTGAATTTTGGATTGTGTCTTTATGTAACGGCGTGAGCGCGTCATGACGAAGCCAGCAGGCAAGCGTATAGGTAATTGATAGTATTTTCGCGTGCATTATTGGCAATTTGTTGACCGATAGCATTAAGCACTGTGAGCTTAATTAGACTAACAAAAGCCTTTGGAGTGCTCGCTATATTAATACCTGAAACCTGATGCAACGAAATATCGCTTAATTTAATAGTATTAACACGACTTGCAAGACCGCAAGCTCCTTCGATGCAAAATTTATGGCTAATACCTGGCAAATCTCTGACCTCAATAAGCCAATCAATTTCCATGGATTTGTTTCTCCAGCATAAAGGGCCAATTACGCCATAGTCTGAAGTGATCTCAATCATGTGCGGTGCGGGGGTGTTGTTTGGTTTTGCCCGACCGAAAGCGCCGAGCACGCTTAAATGTTAGTCCAAGGCACGCTATGGTTTCTCCGGTTACGATAGAATGCTGGATTCTATCTCTAGAAACGTTTAAGCATTTAGCCGCTATTAATGCGTTTTCCCATTCTTGGCCAGTCTCCACACATATTACAGTGTAAAGAGGCTTCTTCGGACAGGATAAGTGATCTTTTATTGAATCAACAACATCCATATCTTCTATGACCGCATACAAATCATCACGCGAAACACCATGAAATAACTCTGGGCGCAAAAGTGCTAGTTGAGCTAGATTTTTTCTTTCAACATACCAATAGCAATACTTGATGGGCTTAAGAATAGCTTTTATGTCAGGTTTTCTTGCCAGTCGCTCAGTAAACCATTTGTTCCATTTAAGCATTTTTCCCGCGTCAGCCAATCTAATGATTGATGAATTTTCTACCATTATTGAAAGACCTAGTTTTTCACATTTATTTATGATTGAAAACCGCGTTCTTGTTGGCCACTTGCGCCGCCTTGCTGCTTGATTATATCGCGTTACGGCGGAACGAAACGGATACTCGCCAACAAGTGCCCGCAGATAGTCAACCTCTTTCGCTGACCATTTGAATACTTTCTTTTCCATGGCTTAATTAAACACCCATGCCCAGCCACTGTTGGGGCCTTCAACAAGCCAACGTGGATTCATATTTTTGTAGCTATAATGCAATCTCATGCCATGAATACCTCCAGCTTTAACAAAGCCGCCATTGACTAGATCTTGCTCACCATAGGGATCATGCACAATCCAACCCTTGGCATCATATCCGATGATTGTGATGTAATGACCGCCGCCGGTAGGGTTTGTCACGGGGCCATTGTGTAACATCCCAATAGCAATGGGCCGGCCATTATCAATCTCTTTTTTCGCTAATTCCACTGAGCAGCTAGTGATAAAGCGATGCTTAACATCAAGCGAACCTAGAGCATACTTTACATTATTTTGATTTGTTACGTCTCCGTATTCTTTAACCAATGCAACAAAGTAATTATCGTCAACAATGCCAGGCTGGCAAGGCTTTTTAACCCTTAGATAATTGAGGCACATGGCAACTGATGTGGGCTGACATTCCCTCCAACCTTCAGGGCCATTATCGCCCTGGGCAAAATAATGAACTATCAACGGATTCGGAAAGCTTGGCGCTGGCGGGGCCGGGGGGACAGAGGGAGAAAAGGCCTTGGCCCATGGTGCATCTTCCCTAAGAATTTGATCCGCAGAAGCACCATCTTTGATTGCTTGATACAGCAATCGAACGCCATCTTTCTGATGGCTTAGATTTGAATAGGCTTCAAAGCGATCTAAAAACCGCTCAAATGACATGTTCATAGGTTCCACAGTGAAACTGTCTCCCAGCCGAGAGAGTGAAGTCGTTCGAGTTCTGATTGCTCAGATCCTGGCGACACATCGTAGACTACAGGCAATCCTACCGCTAGAGGGGGCGGATTAACAGGTTCTTCACAAATCAGTCTAATTTGATCGTGCATGGCGCCTTGGGGAGTGATTGTCTCATGGCCCACAGCGTAGCAGCCTTCTGGGCATACCATGCTTGCGCGAGCTGAGCGCATAGGCTCCGCAAGTTTTCAATGTTTGACTCTTCCTGAATAACGCGCAAGTGTCGTTCGAGTTCAAATTGTTGCGCCAATGACAATTCCATTGAAAATCTTGCATTGCCTTGCCATATTACTCGAAATATCCTAAAATAAACCGATCTGTAACAATTTGAAAAATTAACACATGGCGCAACCTATCAGCTCGTATGAAATTTTCGATCTTCTTGCTGATGACGAGGAAATCACGGATCTAATCGGAGTGCATCGCCTCCGCGATGGATCCACCAGGCCAGCGCTGGCTCACCTATTCCCGAATGAAGCGATTGAGCCTACCACAACAGCCGAAGGTGTTGAAATAATTGTTTACAGGTCACCACAGGGCACGATGACGAGGGTAGCGGAAACAGGGCAAATACAAGTCATGCCAACTTTTCGCCTTTCCGTAACACAATGGGAGCCATCTTCTGGGGGATTTAATCAAGATGCTGTAATTAATAGGATTCTTTACTTATTGCCTGGCGCTAACGCATCAGATGTAACTATAGAAGATCTTACATCAGGACTTCAGCAGCATACAATTACCTGGCTTTGCCATGCGGCGGCGCTCGAAGCATAAAACGGGAAAACTAGGCATATTGTAGTCGTCGCGTGGCAGATCTTCAGGTTTCATTAGCGTTTCTTCTTGAAAATCAAGAGGAGGTTGCACGCGAGTTAGAGCGTGCTGGGGGTATTGCTGGTAAGGATTTTGGCGCTGGATTAAGTGAAGGCGCGAAGAAAGCCTTTCAAGATTTAATTGCTCAAGCTGATAAGGCAGCAAAAGATGCTGGTCTTAAGTTTAATAAAACAAAGTTACAGTTTGAAAGTGCATCTGGAGATATAATACCTAAGCAAACACTGGATCGAATAGGGAAAACGGTTCAGGGATTTAATGAAGCCAGGAAATCTGTTGATCTATTTAGGTCCGCAATATCTCAAGCAACAAAGGAAGGCGCTCAAGGATTTAGCCTCTTAGATTCGGCAATTACAGGCGCATCAATATCTTTGACAAGCAGGCTGTCTGACGCACTGCTTACGACACTAGGGTCCGTTCGTGGATTAGTAGGTGGCTTTCTTGAGTTAGACTCGGAAATTAGACTGGCTGCCGCCGCCGCTGGAGAGCAAGGAGGGTATCAAAAGCTCGGCGCTGTTATTGAGAAGGTTGGCATTGAAGCGGCGGGCACATCGAAACAGGTTGCTGAGCTTGCCACATCGCTTGTTCGAGCTGGTTTTAGCGTGGATGAAGTGGCCAAAGCACTGCCTGGCGTTGTTCGCGGTGCAGAGGCAACAGGAACAAGTTTCCAGCAATTTGGAGAGATCACTGGTAATACGCTGAGGGGCTTTGGGTTGGATGTTAAAGAAACGGCTCGTGTTGTCGATGTATTGGTAAATGCAGCAAATAGCAGCAACGCAAGTATTGAAGGATTAGGTTACACTTTTCAATATGCTGCTCCCATCGCCAAAGCATTGGGGGTGAGCCTAGAGGATCTGGCGTCAGCATCGGGGCTAATGGCCAACGCTGGTATTCAGGGCTCCGTGGCTGGCACGGGGCTTAGAACCGCTCTGGAGAAGCTCCAGCAGGCCGCAGGAGGGGCGTCTCCTGAAGTGATGGGGCTAGCCTGGAATCAAACCAGACTGGTGAGCGCGATGCAAAAAATTGGTGCCACTGTAATTGATACTCAAGGGAAGCTACTGCCGCTTGAGCAAGTATTTTTACGCCTAAAAGAAGGCCTTGAAAAGCTAAGCCAAGCCGATCAAGTACAGTTATCTAATATTTTGTTTGGTGATGAAGCAGGCTCAAAAATGCTTGCCATCACCAACCAAAGCTCAGATGCAATTGTGAAGATGTTTGGCGATATGAAGAATAGCGCTGGCGCAACAGATGTAGCTAGAACCGCAATGAGCGGCGCAAAACTTGAGATCATGCAACTACAAGGAACTGTAGATGCGCTTGGCAATAAATTAGGGGAAGTCACTGTAATTGGAATGAGGCCCCTTGTAGGGGCTGCTAATGCGCTTACGGGGGCCATTGCAGGAATGCCAGGCCCCGTCAAGACCACTGTAGCGGCCTTAATTGTGTTGGCTGGTGCATCAGCAGCCGCAACGGTTGCGTTAGCAGCGGTAAACGCTGTTGTATCTCAGACCGGAGGATGGACGCTGCTTGCATCTAATGCAAAAAAAGCAGCGATTAGCATAGCTTCAATCGGAGGAACTGCGGCAGTTGTTGCAGGTGCTGCCGCTGCCTTTGCTGTATTTACTGGTGCAATAAAAGAAACAGATGAGGCATCAAAAGCATTGCTTCAAACCATGGTGGCGCTGGCGGCAACTGTTGGAACATTTAGAACATTGTCTACATTTAAGGTTCCGCCAATCCTTAGCGCTATATTGAGCCTTGGCGCTGGCATTGCGGCCTATGCTGGAATTGGATCTCAAATCAAGGTAACAAACGACGACATAAAACAGTTAAGTGATGAAACAAAATCACTAGAAGAAGAGATCTCTGCACTACAAGCACAAGTAGAAGAAAATAAAGAATTGGGTATCAATACTGAATTAGCGGAAAAACGCATTGATAAGCTGTCCACTAAGCTGCAAGGTTTGAAGGGTCCGCTAGAGATTAAGCTGGATCTGCAAAAAGCAGAAAGCCAGGTAGAAACTTTAAGAAATAAGATCAAATCAAATTGGCAACTTGGGGGAGCACCAGCTTTTGGCGGTGCACCATCGAATGCAATAAAAGATCAGTCAATCCCGACGGTTTTTCCGCTAATTCTTCCTTCAATGCTGATGAAGGATTCTTCTGTTGTGCAAGGGCTGTCGTCAGTGGTGCCAGCTATTTATAGCACAAAGACCGGAAGCGCAGAAGAACCTCTTCAATTGGCTCAACTAGCAGCGGCAGAAAGACTCCGTGATATATATAAAGAGATTGATCGCGGTGCTGTTGATGACATCATAGGAGAAGCGGCAAAAAGAGATGCTAAAGAGATTGAAAAGCTAAATAATCAAGTTGATGCGCTAAAGTTAAAGGCAACCAAATTACCGTTAGGAGCAAAAACAGAACGAGCTGAAGTAGATAAAGAGCTTGGTAATTTACAGCAAAAAATTGAAGGATTCAAGGCAAGAATCAAAATATCAACCAATGCCGAAGAAATTATGCTTGCCCAAGCAACGGTTGAGCGGCAACTACAAAATAGCAATCTAAGTGCACAAGAGCGCGACAACCTGGAAAAAGCATTGTTGACATTAATCAATGAAAAGCTTAATCTGCAAAAGCAAGAAATCGCTAATGCAATTAAAATAAACAGCCTTACTGCTACTTCCAAAGATCAATCAGCAAAACAGATTGAGTATTACAAAAAGTTAGTCGAAGGGACACGTAATGCAACAAATGAACAGCTTGCTGCCGGAAAGATCACCAAATCACAAGCGGCAGAAAATATGCGCATTGTGCAGTTGCAACAGCTAGAAGCCGAGAGGTTAATCAAGCTACGTGATATAGCAAATCGCCAAGCAAAAGGGGAGGACGTAAGTTCACTGCGATCACAGCTAAATGATATAAATGAGAAGCGATTACCGCTTATAGAACAAGGCAAGCAAGCTGCGATTGAAAAAGAATTGTCTCTTATTCAGGTGCAAAAAGCTGAATACACAGCTATATTGACAGCTCGATTGGCAGAAAAAGATATTACAACACAGCAGTATGAAAACGAACTTCGCTATCTTGAGCGCGTTGCACTGGAGAAAGAAAAGGGCTCAAAACAGCGCCAGCTTGCGCTAGTCGATCCAAAGACACAAGAAGGATTGGATCTGCGATCACAAATCGCTAATCTAGATAAAGCAATCGCTGAGAATAGGCTTGCTACTGCTAAGGCGGTGAGCGATAAGATCGCCGCTGAAGTTGATTCGTACTCTAGCTTGCTTGATCTTTCTTCAAGGCGCCTTGACATAGAAAATCAAGGCAGGGATCAGTCAAAGAATAACTATGAACTTGAAATGCAATTTGTTCAAGCAATCACAGAGCAAGTACGTGCTAGGCAGGATTTGATTAGGTCTGAATTTGATCTACAATCCGCATCGCTAAATGCAAGTATTGCTGCGGCAGAATCTGAGCTGTCTTCATTGCAAGGCAGGATGGAGGGAGCGCGATCTGGCGGGGATCGAAGGCAGATAGGAGAAGCTGTTGAGCGACAAGAAATAAGGATAGCTAACTTAAAAAATGAAGCAGCGGCAAACGCGGTCAGAGCAAAAGAAGCCGAGCTGGCAGGATTGCGTGATCAAGAATATCTTGAAGTGGCTTCACTTAATCTAAAGCAGCGCATGGCTTTAATTGATCAAGAATCAAGAGTTGCACAGTCAAGATTCTTAAATTATCAAGCTGCTATTGAACTAAGAAAAACGCTTGCAAAAGCCAAGGATCCAAGCCTAACAGAACAAGAAAGAAAAAACATGGAAGACATGGCTAAACTGCAAGAAGATGCGCTAAACCTTAGTGCTAAAGATGTTGATTTTCAGTATGCCAAGCTGCAAGCAATCAAGGAAATCAACAAGATTGAGCGCGATACGCTTACGATGAATCAACAAACAAGACGCAATAATACATACGCTGAACTGCTATCACTAGGCGGCGCTCGTTTTGCTGGTGGTGATGTTGTGCCAAGCAAAAAATATATCATTAACGAATTAGGGACAGAAGGATTCTTGTCTGAATCTGGTCAGTTTAGCTGGATTAATCAACCGGCCAATTCGCTATGGAAACCGCCTTCTAGAGGTGTCGTGATTCCCGCTAACATATCTGAATACTTGGCTGGTGTTGGCGCCATTCCCGGCGGGGCTAATGGTCGCACTGGGAATAGATCAATGAGGCTAGATCAAATCACCCATTCTATTGGCGCAACTGGCGGAGTTGTTGATAGTATTACGAGGCAATCCTTGGCAATGGGTAAATTACAAAAAAGCATTGATAAACTTGCGGCCAAGGATTGGACCGTAAACGTTCCAGTTCCAAGTAATGCAAGATTGCTACGCACTATTGGAGGTTTCTGATGATTACGATCACTTATTCTGGTCTTACCGCGACCATTCCAGATAGGATAACAAGTCTTCCGTTTGGATTTAATGAATCCAATACAAGACGCGGGCGAACCGCTGAAACGCTATCAATAGATGGCTTTATGCTTAGGCAAGAAGCTTTACCATTGATAGATCTATTCAAAGCATGGAGAAATGCAAAGATTACGGAAGAAGATCCACAAAAAACAGGCGTTGTAGGCGCAACCGTTAGCGTGACCGGATCAGGATTAGGTTTTTCCTGGACAAATAAGGCGTGCTGGATTGACAGAGCACCTTCTGTTCAATATGCCGGGATTTTTGTTAAGGTCACCTTTGGACTTGTTGATGCCAATCAAGCGCTGCAAGTGCTGCTGGAGGAGCGTGATGACGCAGATGAAGATGGTATCAACCTTGGAACGATTACGCTTGGCACGGCTGTTATCAATCTGCTTAGCTATCCAAATACCTATGAAGAATTCCCTTCAATTTCTCGTAATTCTGCTGGTATTCATGTGATAACAGGAAAACTAGCTTTGCAAGAAGTCAAAGAGATTGAGGGATGGGTAAATGAAACAAACAAAAATAATCTTGAAACATGGCTAACTACAACGGTTCCCGTAACACCAGCTCCTAACACATGGTATCCAGCAAGCTATCAAAAGCCATCCGTAAAGACAAGGTTTGGAAATACTACTTATGATGTAAACTTGAAAATCATTAGGATAGTCTGATGCCGATTGATGCCAGGGCAAGGGCATGGTGCAGTCTAGGCCCCCTATCCACTGAGCCAGTAACGCTATCGGAAACGCATCTGCAGGGCTCAGGAGGGGGTGTTATCAAGGTCACGGGCACAGTTAATCTTGCCGGCATCGTGCGCCCAACACCAGGAGATGAGGTATATTTTGCGGCAAGCGATGGTCAAAACTGGATTTGTAGATTACCACGTAAATTGCGCGTCCTAAATAGCTTTGCTGATCCAATAAGAAACATCACTACCGTAGCCGTTGGGTGTAAGTTTGCATATCTTGAAAATCGCAAAATACCGCTTGTTTATCCTAATGTAATTGATGCCACGCCAGAAATGGAAGAGGAAGCAAGAAGGATTAGGACTCAAGTAATATCAGCCGCCTTTGCTGCTCAACATATATTAGATAAACTTGAATTAACCGCCGCTTCTTCAATTCCATTTACAAATTATAGGATTACTGACTGGTGGGATTTAAGCTCAGGATACGTGCAATCACTTGCAACAATAGCTGAAGCGGAATGTTACAGATGCAGGTTAAACGAAAATGAGCAAGTTGAATTTATATCTTTAAGGCAAGAAATATCAACTGCACCATTGCTTACGGAAAATCAAATCATAGATATAACACCACAAACCGTGGGTGAGTTACCGGCTGAACTTGTATACGCAAAATATCAAAGGACGAGACTCAAAACACCACAAAATCAATCGCCCGATGCGGATACAGTTAGAAAGCGAAATTGGGAATTAGATGAATCGTGGAATGTTGAGCAATATATACACACGGGGCCAGACGGTGTTGAAAAGGGATCATTTGTGTCTTCGCGCAAGAGTGAATCAGAATATGATGCATGGGATAGGCTTACTAGTCGAACAGAGACAACAATTGGGCTAACTGGAACGACTATTGCGACAACATCGTATAAGTACGAAGCAGCGCCGCCCAGCAAAAGCCCTAGCGGAGTTGTTTTAACTGATCCAAATCAAGACTATACGGTAGTTAAGGAAGAGTATTATACGCAAAAATCACCGCTAGCAGATATTGCTGGAGCGTGTGGATTTGAAGGTTCATTATCTGAACTTCGATCACTAGGAACATTTACAAGCTCAAGAAGAGTTACCGAATTTGAGCGTGACAAAACATCAGGCATTACAAAGACTATTACTAGAAATTTCGTTCCATTTTCTAGCACACCATTTGGATCTGATGCAATACAAAAAAGCGCGTTTGATTCTTCTGTTGAAGAGTTGCTAGTTATAGCAAGCGGACTGACTGAATATGGTAGTGAAACCAATATCAGAACCGAGAGAGAATATGGCTTGAGGCGCAGACCGGGGCAACAGGATCGCAATCGTAGCGCAGATCAGCAGGGGCCACCCACGGTTGAATATACGGACTTTGTATGGGATACCGGATCCATAACGAGTCAAACACAGATAGAACTTTCCCCGCCCTATGTGTCGGATGACAGGCTAGTTAGAACTACGGTAAACGGAGTGACACAATGGCAGCTTGTGCTATCAGATGCGGCCCAGAAAGCGCTTAGTTATGCTCGAACAGAAAATAGGCTGCTTCTTGGTAATAGAGCTGGCCCAGGCATTCAACTTCGACTGATTGATGCACCATCTGCGCCATTTGATTTATTTTATATACGAATGAATGGCTGCACCGCTGCTTATCGGGTTAATGGCACAACGTGGACAATAGGTGATTCCGGCATTGTTGTGTCTATTGACGCTTTGTTCTGGGGAGCAATTGATGGCAATATAAATAATGCTTGGTTTCCATTGCCGACTGGTGTTACATCTTTGCCAACACTGAATACAATTTCCACCAATGCCAATCCAAAGCCCGCTAATGCAATAGCGATTCCTCAAGGCTTTAATCCATTTAATGTTAATCTAAGCGCGTTATTTGCGCTACTTCCTGTCAATCAACCTGCAGTACCAGCGGCAACGCTAAACCCATCCACTATTGTTAAGCCTTACACAGAAACCTTACCTGTCTCATGCGGAGTTGGTGTTGGGTTGACGTATGAGGCGATGCTGCCCGATCTGCCTGCAACAACTGTTACAGGTGGTGTTACCGTTGGTGCAATGTATGCCTTTAGACATGAATCCGCACGAATTACGGCTGGCGTTGAAGTTGGCGTAATGTTAGCGGGTGAAACAGTATCAACGCTGCTATTTTTGCTTCAAATGACCGGGAGCAATGGAAGCACTGTGTTCACTGATTTAAGCGCAAATGAGATACCTGTAACTGCCTATGGCAACGCGCAAATCAATAGCAATGAGCTGTTATTAGACGGCAATGGTGATTATATTGTGGCAAATAGTTCTTTGCTGGCACTGCCGGGCGGAGAATCGGGAGCGTGGACAATTGAAGGGTTTGTTACTCCATTTACGGTCCCGTATGGCTGGGATGACTGGGTTAGTGTCTTATCGTTGTCTAGTGATGATATTGATTTTATCTCTCTTAGCATGATAAATGCCGAGTGGACCGTAGGCGAATATGGCTTTACTAATCCAACTGGAATAACAGCATCTGCCAACACAAAGGTTCACTTTGCTTTTGTCTTTAGCAACTACACATTCAAAACATTCATCAATGGATCAATGTGTTCTTTTCTGCTAAACTACTTTGAAGAGTTTAATGGTGCAACAGCTAACAAGCTGGCACTTGGGCGCGTTTTTGATGATGGTTCCGGCAGTTATGTTGATTTTAATGGTAAGATTGGACCGATAAGGATTACCAGTGAAGCGCTGTACACAGACAGCTTCACTCCACCAACATCATTCCCAAATCCTTAAACGGGAAAATTAACTAAAAGAATCAATCATGGCATCCATTGCTCAATGCAGCCAATCCGAGTTAGGCAGGGTTTACGAATTATCTTATCAAGGGAAACCAGCTAGGTTATGCCTGGCTTTTAATACGGCTTTAACGATTAATTCAACAACAGCGCAATGGGATGCTGTTGAATTAGCATCAGCCAATGGATATGCAAGGCAATTGTTCACGCCAGCGGCTGGCAGTTATGATAGCGCTATAAATATGTTTAAGTCGCCTGATATTACACTGACATTCACAGCATCTGGCGCGGGTTTTTCCTATAATAGGGCTTACCTTGTGCTTGGTACTTTATCTGGGGGTGTTACAACATGGAACACCTACATCAGCTACCTAATTATTGAACCTGAAACAGTTGCGCTAGCACCTGGCGTTTCTAAGCCTTACGCAATAAACCTGTTGTCAAATGATATAACTGTCAGCCCATTATAATGACAACAAGAATTGGTATTGACTTGCCGCCTGACCTGCTTGAAGCTGCAAGGATCAGTCAAAGCATTAACAGAAACAGGCTTTTAGGTGGAGAGAGTAGAAATAAAACCAACACACAAATTCAGCAGCGCATTAGCGTGCTGGATGATGGATTAGTTGAGCCATGGAAAAGTGCGGTACCCGAATACAAACCTCCAGCGATAGCGCTATCTGGGGGAGCAAGTCAATTCTCGTTCTGTCTTTTTGTTGAAGAAGTAGAATCTATTGAGACTGTTTTTAATGGAATCAGTCGCTTTTCTGTTTTTCCAAAAAGATTCCCAAGCATTTATCCTTCTGTGTTTTATAATTTATGGTACTCTAGCCCACCTGACCCAGATCAAGTAACATATCAATATGATTTGCAGATTGATTACATTAAAAATGTAAATATCGCTCAATCACCAAAAGAAGCTTTTTTTTCTTTCGAGCTTGATTATACCGAGACTTCATACAGGGCTGGCAATTCATTGGAAATACCAGTTCATCCTTCGACCGGCGGAATACTTCCTTCGGATGAGCCACTTATTAGATCAGGCTTTACTTTATGGGTCATTATTGGACTACATTCAAACAAAGAAAAAAGTTGTTTTGCTTATGAAATGGTTGACTTCTTGGATGGAGATTACTTTCTAGGTGATGTTTACCCAAACATAGATCTTGGTGGAAACGATATTGATTCATGGATATTAGGAAACGATTTTGGTTTTACGGCAAACCCGTCTAATCTTCCGCCAAAACTGCAAGAGATTGAATCAACAGGAAGGCGATATGCAAGACGTCGATTTCAAGATAATCCTAGAAGTTCTAATGAAATATCTAAATTTTTTGAGATTACATCATTTCAGGCGTTATTTACACTTTCCGCTGGCCTTTACAGACTTAATTCTGCGCAAGATAAATGGATACTTGAGCCAAGGCTTAATAATTTTTACAGAAAATACACTTATTTTGTTACAACAAAAGACTATGGACCAATCGTCTGATCAATCGCGCTCCGAGCAAGCGACCGAAATGTCTGCCTTGATTGCGCTTGCGAATCGAGCCAAGCTAAAAAAAAGAGAGGACGAAAACCGCATTATTGCCGAAGCAGTAAGACAAGCCAAGCTATAGCAATCGGGAAAAATAGATCTGCAACCTATACCGGCTGAGCGATTCACCGGTTTCCCATGAAAAAATCTTGGTTCAACAAGCTCCCGTTTGCCGAGGATCTGCCTTTTGTCTCTGTTGACACGGATCAGGATGAACAACCGAGTGGAGGAGGTGGTGGTGATCCTGATGACATCACCGATGCTACTGAAGACGACAGTGAGCTAGGCGAGGCTGGTACGGCGGCGCTCAGGAAAGAGCGACAGACGCGAAAGGAGCGCGAACGTGAATTAGCTCAACTCAAGGAACAGCTTAAAGCTGTTGCAGAAATCAATCCTGAATTATACAAACAAACGCAACAGCGTGCGGACGAGCTTCAACGAGCACTTACCGAAAAGGAGCGTGAAACCGCAGAGGCGACAAAACGGATTCGCGAAAAGGCCGATCTTGAGGTTCGCACTGCAAGGCAAGCCGCCGAAGCTGCCAAGAGAGAGCGCACTGACCTGCTGACTCGATCTAAGGCTCAGGAAATTTTCCGGCTCAATAAGGGCCTTGAGGAGGTTGATTCCGAGTTGGGTCTCACATCATTTGAGGCCTATTGGCGTGTGCATGGTCAACACCACTTCAGGTGGGATGACAAGATTAATGATCTTGTTGTCATTGATCGCGATGGAGATCCGATCACGGAAGATGGCAAGCCCGTTGATCCGGTTAAGTGGCTCGACTCCGTAGCCGACAAGTCTCCTGTTGTCGCGCAGTATTTCAAATCCAAGGCCGGAGAAGGTAGCGGCGGAATTCAGGGGGCACGCAATGTGCGCACTGTGACGACAAGGAGCGTGGAGGATTTGAAGAAAATCCGTCCGAGTGATTTGTTAGATATGCACTACAGCGGTCGGTAATAACTATTGACCGGGAAAACTGCGGATAGGTTAGGCGCGATGCCAAATCTATCCGCTTTTTGATGCGACATCAGAGAGCTTTTGTGATTGCAGTATTCAATGGCGCGATGCCAGTGAAGATCGCAATTTTCGCAACTGGCAACCCTCTCGCTACTTGTAACCAATGTCTTCCACTACTCTTTGGTCTCATTTTGAGGCCCGCGCTGAACTTGGCGCTTCAAGGCTTGAACTTGCTGCATTGCAAATTCTGCGCAATGGTCCATTGTCTGGTCTCATCCCATGGGTAGATATTCCTGGGATGACGTATAACTTTGCGCTGCAAGATGAGCTGCCCAAGGTTAAGGCTCGCCTCTTTGATGAGGCAAGCGAGCGTGGACAGGGCAACACTGTGACAGGTGCGCAAAATGTGCACGTTTACAGTCATGATACTCGCACTGACTCCTCGAAGCTGGCACTGCTGGGTCAAGACACGCATAACCGACAGGTTGCGGCTGCTGTTCGGTCGTTGCGACTGGCCATTGAAAGCGACTTCTTGAACGGCAATGAGGCCTTGAGTGGTGGTCGCGAAATGGATGGGATTCGGAAGCAAATTCCGAGTTCTCAGCAGCTCGTCAATGCTAGCGGTGGCGCTGGTCTTAAGCTCAGCAAGTTGGATGAATTGATCGCCGAAGTAGACGGTCCCAATGATGAGAAGGTACTCATTCTTCCCAAAAAATTGAAGACCAAATTCGGCGCCGCAGTTCGCAACATTGGCGTAAGCGGTTTGTACATTCAGGGTATTGATCAGCTTGGTCGATCCGCTCAAATGTATGACGGTGTGCCGCTGATTGAGACTGATGTGCGGGATGACAACCTGCCGATTCAGCCCTTCACTGAGTCTAACAATACGACCACAATTTATTGTGTTCGGATGGGCGAAGGTTTCACTAGCGGCATTCAGGGACCTGTCTACAACGAAAGCGGCGAGCTTACCAGTGGACTGGTGATTTACGACCTTCCAGAGTCGTTTAATACCGCAACTCGCGCTACTCGCTTTACGTGGCACTGTGGCGCTGTTGTTGAGGATCCCAACTCGATTGCTTCCCTGTCTGGTATCACATTGGCGGATATTACCGCCTGATTGTGATCGTCAAACTACCCTATCCGAGGTAACCAATGTCTAGGCCTACTGGCATTTTTCTTCAACGGCCATACCTTCGCAGCCGTGAGAACATTCTGTTCGGTGCTGTTCGTGATGGTGAAGGTGTTGCAGCCGAAACTCGCACTGGCGCCGCGCGCTTGCTGCAAGACAAGCTCAATGGCCAGCCTAATGCGCTTATCGTGGCTGTCGGTGCGTTATCTAACGCATCTGGCGGATACTACATCGAGGTGGCGCATGTTCCGATCGGTGGAGTGCTCGCTGATGCCAATCCTTCTGGGTATGTGCGCATCGGAAGCATTTCATTTGCCGGAACAAATCCATCTGAAGCAAGCTTCAACAAGGTTTCTCTGGAGGCTGCCGTGAAAGCCGCAGCGTCTCCTGCGCTAACCGTTGATCCTCGTGTTGTGGCCATCCGCCTTGTGGCCGGCACTGGCACAGGCGAGGGAGGCAATGGCCTTGCTGTTCCCGCTAACACTACTGGAGCCGTGATTCACTATCAACCCGTTTGATATTGAACCGTCAATCGCTACAATGGGAGGAGAAATCCTCCCTTTTTTAGTATTTCTCACCGCCAATCATGACTCAATCATTTGCGTTCAATCCTCACGCCAGCCAAGAAGCTAACCAAAATTTTGTTAGATTTTTGCACCAACAAAATGAGCAAAATGCGCCTCCTGAAGAGGAGAAAGAAGCAGAATCTAAGCCCGTGATCAATCTAAAGCCCAAACGCCAACGCGCTCGAAGCGACGAAGGTAAGTTTGCCGCTGATAATCCAGAAACACCACAAGATGAAGCATGGCAAGAATAATACGGGAAAACTAGATCAACAAGTGTAACGCCATGGCTTGGGTTACAACAACTTGGCAGATGGAGCAGGGCATAGATGCCTTGTTGCCGCTTCGGCTTTGGCAAGATGCTGCCAAGACTCAGCCATGGCCTTTTATTGATTGGGATATAAATGCAACCGTAAGTGATACAAGAGGGCGTAATGTGTGGCCGGTCACAATAAGAGCAACTCCATCAAGTGGTGTGCTAGACTTAATCTTTCCTGAAGCTTTAGTTAATGCGCTTAAAACTAGCAGGACTTATCGTTTTGATTGCGGCGGTTGGCCACCCGGATCCACGGCCGCCGATGACCACACCATTGCAACAGGCCCGGTCGTCGTGGCCCTACGCACCAGCCGGAGGGACGCATGAGCTGCCCGTCGGTGGTGAATGTTGCGATCCCAGGCCCGCCTGGGGTGGGGCTGCCGTCGGGAGTTGGGATGGCAGAATATGCGGTTGTAAAGGATGGCAATACGCCTTATCTGTATAAATTAGTCGAACTAGAACAAGTAGGCCTTCCTCAAGCGCTTGGCATTGCAGCATCGCCTACGTTTACTGGGCTAACGCTATCTGGCTTTGCCTCTGGTGCGGTTGGTATTGTAACATCTGGCACCAACGGTCAACTTGCTAGAGTATCTATTGGCGCTGGATTATCTATTGCAAATGGTGCGCTAGTTGCATCTGGAAGCGCAGGCACCAACCTGTCTTACGATCCGTCTACGAGGCTGCTTTTGAGTAGCACGGGTGATGATGTAACCTTACCGCTGGCAACAACTTTGGCGGCTGGATTGCAATCCAGCGCTGACAAGATCAAGCTTGATTCTATAACAGTAGATACAGCAACAAAAACTATTGAGCGCGTTAGAAATACAACCGGGGTTGAAATACCAAAAGGCGCCGTTGTTAGAATTCCATCGCCTGGCTCATCTGGAACCACGCTGCTAGTTGCGCTAGCCGATGCGTCAGACGAGTTAACAGCGGCCAACACCTATGGGCTTGCTCAGGATGCAATTCCCCATAATTCAGATGGTATCGTGCAAACGTCAGGCACGCTCAGTGGAGTTAACACTGATCACCTTGTAGAGGGTGAGCTTGTATTTTTGTCTGAAGTTGCAGGACAAACAACTAGCATAAGACCAACACAGCCTGCGCATGGCGTTATTCTTGGATGGTGCATCAAAAAAGGACCGGGAACAAGCGGCATTCTTGCTATAAAGGTTGCTAATGGCCAGGAACTAGACGAACTTCATGATGTATTGATTACCGGCAATCCGCCTGCCGTAGGCGCTCCTAGGCCAGTGCTAGCGCGTCATTCAGACGGCTTATGGCGCAATACACTGATCACGCCTGCTGATATTGGCGCTGCTACAGTTGCCTCCACAGGATCATATAACGATCTAACAAACAAGCCTGATTTAAGCATCAAAGCCGATCTAGTTGGCGGAGTCATTCCCACTGCTCAGATCCCTGCGATTGCAATCAGCGATTACCTGGGAGCCGTTAATAGTCAAGCCGCAATGCTGGCGCTAACCGGTCAGCGTGGCGACTGGTGTCTACGCACTGATACCGGCAATGTTGGTCAGTGGATTTTAAGTGGTGATAATGCCTCGATCATTGGGAATTGGGTTCAAATTCCTGTACCTATTGTACCTGTTCAAAGTGTAAATGGGCAGACTGGAATCATTGTTTTATCTGCGGCTGATGTTGGAGGCGTTTCCAGTACGGATGCACGCCTGTCGGATTCTAGGGAGTGGTCCGCAGAGACGGTGGGTCAGGCCGAAGCCGAGGCTCGAACGGCCACCACTCGCCGGGCTTGGACCGCTCAGCGAGTAGGCCAAGCCATCGCGGCATGGTGGACCGCTACCACCACCACTATTGGTCGGGCGGTGGCAACAGCGGCAACCCAAGCCGATGCTCGGAGCGCGATCGGCGCAGGGACCGGGAATTCCAATCTGGCGCTTGGCACCAGTGCACCACTAGACCTAGCAGCAACGGCGGCGTCTGGCTCGTCTGAATTCGCCGCGCCGATTGATCACCAGCACCGGAGAGACACTACAACATTCGCAATCCCTCTGTCTTACGGTACTGCACCAGCAGGCAACTCTAGTACAATTATTGATACGTTTACCATTCCATTTTCTTATGAAATCATCAGCGCAGGGCTGGCATGTGAAACCACTCCAGTTACAAATCCAATCATAGTGAATATGACTCTTAATGGTACAACCATATTTAGTACAAAGCCGCAGATTAATGTTGGTAGCACAACAACCAGTAACACACCAGTTCTTTCTATTACATCAGGAACATCAAGTAGTGTTTTGCGAGTATATATAGATCAAGCTGTTGGCGGTGGAACATTTTTGAAGTTATACTTTACTTTCAGGAGGACTTCTTAAGATGAGTGAATTTATTGTCGCCAATAGCGAGACTGGCGAAGAAAAACCATGGCCACGTAAACATTGGGAGCCAATTGTTGACCTTCAAACTCCGCCGTGGTACGTGCTAGAGGTGATTCGCGAGCCAATGCCTGCGGTGGCAGATGGATGGGTTGCGGTGCCAATCAAAACACAAGATTTTGAGAATGGCAGGTTAGTCTATAGCTGGCAGATTGAGCAACTCCCGCCGCCGGGGCCGGATTATCAAGGGTTCTATGATGACCTGATTGCCAGCAGCGTGTATTCAGTCGTCATGTCAACGCCTGGCAAGACGGGCGACCAAGCCGCTGCAATGACGGCTTTTTTAGGTGCGCTAATGAAGAGCGAAATGGGCAGGGAAAATATACCAGCACTGCAAGCCGCTATATGGTTGCTTCTTGGTCAGATCACTCTCTCCGCCGAGGGTTTGGCAGAGCTTCAGGGCCTGATGGTTAAACACAGGCTGAGCGGCATTTACACACTAGAACCGCCGCAATGAGTATAATTTACTTTGCGAGAAATCCGGCAAGTTTTGCGCCCTCACTTCTATTAGACTCATATCCAGGCGCGGCTTTTGCCTACTCTCTCCAGCAGCTCAGGACTGGAGTGACAAATGTAGTGGATGTGAGGAGATCCAGCGATAGCGCAGTTCTTGCGTTTACAGCGCAACAAATAGTAGACGGGACCCTACTTTCCTGGGTAGGCGCTGGTAATAACGGCTTTGTCCCTCGAAAGTATGACCAGACGGGGAACGGTCGTCATGCGACTCAATCAGTGGCAGCCAACCAGCCGCAAATCGTTGCCAATGGGGCACTGATCACCACAAACGGAAAGCCGGCGCTTCGCTATAACGGTACAAGCCATCGAATGGACATACCGGCAACTCCTCTCTCGATGAATAACTTTTATGCCCATATTGTTTCAAAATCCGATTCAACCACAGCAACGCAATTTGGCCTTAGCCTTCCAGACAGTAATAGAATTTACCTGCCGCTTATTCTTAGTGGTTATTCAGTCGGGTATTCTGATTCTTCGACCAAGTTTGGCTTTAGTTCTACTCAAATCACAAACCAGTATTTAACACAAATTAACGCAGGCTCGACAATAACAAATGCATGGCGCAATAATTCCGCTTCTACTGCTACAGCTAGCAGCTCTGTTGTTGATCCTGGTGTAGATTTTTCGCTTGGATCATATAAAAAAGCAGGGGGCAACCTGATCGGCTGGTGGAATGGAACAATACAAGAATGTGTTTTCTACACATCAGACCAATCCGCCAACCGAGCCGGGATTGCTGCGGCCGTAAACGCGCTCCATGGAATCTATTGAGCACCCAAGCAAATATAGCACACCACCATTAAGTCAACCACGGGAAAACTAAGGTAACACAGCCAGCGCTATGGCACCCGCGCCACAACAAGACAATCAGCTATGGCGCTTCATGAATCAGCCGCTAACGGCTGGTATAATACTGTTTCTTTTGAGTGTAATTTGTGCTGGATTGTTTAGAATTTCTAACCAGTTAAATGAGCTAAGTGATGGCCAAAGATTAGGACTAATTGAAATCGGCGCACTAAAGCAAAGAGTTGATAGGCTAGAAGCTAATGATAGGAGGCAAGAAAATGATATTGTACTGCTTAAATATCAGATAAACACAAAATGAATAAAACACAAATTCAACTTTCCCTATGTGCTTGCGTATTGCTAAGCGCTGTAGGTGGATTTGGTAGTGTTTTTTGTGGCAACCAGCAATGTGTAGAGGCATGGAGGACTAGCGCGGCAGGTGCATTGTCCGCTGCTGGAACACTTGCGACCTACCTGGCTAATCCCCCTGGCGAAGGTGGTGACTAAGGGTGATTAATCACGACATAAGGGTGATTAGTCACAATATAGGTTCTACCCTTAAAGTGCAACCTTTCAAGATATTTTTGACTTGTTAATCTTTTAAGATGATCAGACGCAGTGTCGCTAATTCTTTGATTAAAGCTAAAGCCCAAAACATGTTTAAGATGATTTTTAACATCAATAAACCAAAATTCACTACCTACAGGAATTTGGTTTATATAATCACAAACATGATCATACACTTTACGAGACGTGACACCAAGAGGTATAACACCTTGAATTGAATCAGCACTGGGCTTGGTTAATGGCTTAGATCGTTCTTGCGGAATAGAAGATTTTATTGCTGCAGGCTTTTCTTGTTCAAGCGATTCGATCGCAAGCTCGATATATGGAATTGCTTCTGCACTTTTAGAGTCTTGAATGCGATCAAGTGCTTTTTGCAAAAGATCTGCAACAGAGTAATTCAGTGTAATCATGGGAGGTGATGAATGAAGAACAGAGCAATGCTTGCAGTGGCAAAAACTAAGCAATCATCGCTCTCCCTTGAGGCGTGCTTTCTGTTGATTGATCGCGCGCTTATACCAACTCGGCAATACTGCTGCCGATGGTGATACAGAATAACCAGGCCAGTAGTCAATCTGTAAAGACAAATGAACTTTGTTGATTGCAAGTCGATACAGCGACCTGCCATCACTTAATTGCTCATCAGTCATGTAATAACGACCAATAAATTCTGGTCCAATAGGATCCTTTTCGATAGCAACCCATTCAAATATGATTGGCAATATAATTAGCGAACCCTCAGCAAATCCCATAATTTTCTCTAGCGCAGCACGGCAGTGATACAGTGCATCATGGTAGAATGCTGATTGCACGATGTAACCGTACTTGGCAATCGCTAGACCAAAATGTGACTCACCTTCCCCTGCGTCTTGCGCTGTTTTTATATCACCAATCCAAAGGTGATCATCAAAAATACGCAATGAATCTATTCTTGCCTTGATTCGCTGCTTTGTTTGTGTATCAATATAGGTAAAGGTGATCTCATTAAGCATTCTATATTTTTCGGTCTTTTCGTATCTGTACTTTAAGATCGGATGTTGCCATAAGGCATTAGCATAAGCAAATCCCCTTGAGTAGTTGGCCTCTGATACAATCTCAGCCGTGGGCGGCAGATTGATTTTCTCCCACTCAATCCACTGATCTTCGATTGCTTTATATTCTTTCCATGTTTCATGAGCTTTAGCGGGCTTGCCACCTTTTGTCAGTCGATCAGGTTCTATGAGCTGCTTTTCTGTTGGCCTTTTTGGTAGATCAGGAGCCAACACATAGCGTGAGGAAAACTCATCCCATTCGAGCACAAGCGCATGAGCGATATTGCCCTGGATGAAAGCGTCCCTTTCCTCCTGTTCTGGCCTATTGGGATCAATGCACTTTTTCCAGGCATGTGCTTCTGTTGAGCCGATGACTTCCTTGCATAAACTTGCATTAATACCCGGAAGATCATCATAAGCCTCACGCGGAAGCTTGCAAAAAACTTGAGGAGAGCTTGTTAGTTCAATGCCCCATTTTTGCTGCCATTCAGCTTCATTCATCAGCCATGCTCCTGAATTTGGTTGCAAGTGTTTCGAGCTTGCATACAACATCTTCTAATGATGTTGTTTCTTTTTTTTGCAGTTGAACAAGTTCATCAATCGCCTGTTCAATCGCATCGTTGATCTTGTCTCTTGGCATTTCTAGATAGCAAGGTTTGCAGGTAAATGATGCGCCTATCTTTTTGACGTATTAGGCCATGAAGTTTAGTTAGCTGTAGCCTATGTCTGCGATCATCAAGGGAAGGCCGGAAGAAATATCCGGCCACAAATCCAAATCCAAGCGCAGATGCTGACAATAGTGCTAACGCCAGCATTCTAGGCATTGGGGTCGTCAGGCTTGAAACTGCCGCAATTGATGTCAGTAAGTGCGCGTTGATAGCCATAGCAAGCTGCCAGATGGATTGCCTCATGCCAAGCGGCAAGGTTTTTGATGTTAGAATTAGGTACTTCTGGATCCATCTTTAGCGCAGCTTGCGCCATGATAAATTCCAGCACTTCAGAAGGTACGTCTAATTCTTTCAGTGGAATAACGACTTCAATCATACCAGCTCCTGCTGAACGTCATCATCAGCCTCAGAATCGGCCTGTAACTCGCTGATCTCTTCATCTGTGAGGATTTGAGGGCCATCGCCGCCAGAAGCACAACCCATGTTCCATCTCTCAACTGATGTTTCATTGCCTAAGCCGCCGATCACATCCCGGAAGTTGACGGCCGGGAGCGATTCTAGTCCGTCAATCTGAAAACAGGCGCAAACATCCACCTCAAAAGCCCTGGCGCCAACAGCCGACAGACGCCTTGACATGGCCGCATCTAATCGACTGCGCAGTTCCTGCGTCAGGATGGCGTCAGAATCGGGAGTGGCACTAGAGGATGGTTGCAGCGTCGCTGGGGCCGCCGTGGGTGTTGCCTCAAGCATTGACGGCGCCGTGCCGCCTAGTGGCTGTGCGGCGGGCTCTGAAGAGTCGCCATCCGGCATTGTTTTCCCTGACATTTGTTGATAGCAACGCGACAAAAACTTTCGTGTTGCCTTGCCAATCAACTGATCAGCAGTGCTGTACTGATCAGATTTGACCGGAATAGTTGCCGCAAATGACACGGTTTTTTCTTGTATCCATGTAGCGGAACACTCTACAGTGACACCGCCAGCCGAAGACTTTGGAACTCCGATATTCAACTGAAAATCAGTGATTGGAGCTACTTTGATTAGTGCTTCAAGTCCCTCTTTAGTGCAATAGAATCTGCCTGCGATTATATTAAATTGATTGCCGACCAACTGCAATCCGCGCAGCAATGCTTCAATAGCGGCTTCTTTTACGATCTCATACTCATAGGGAATGTTTGGCTTGTAGCTTCCGTCTCTATCTTTTTTCTTGATCTTTGGATCCCGGTCGGTTCTGAATCCGAGGGGCGAATCTTGTAGGGCAATAATTGCTGATCTGATTCCCGGATCATCAAAATATGTTCGCAGCGATTGAATTGCAACAGCAGACTTGAGAGCAGCCACAACACTTCCTGATGTAGCATCAGAATAAACTGCAGTGGCTTCAGTGGCGGCTGATTGCAAACCATTTAAGGCATTATCTGAAATAGACAACGCACCAGCTTTTGGCTTGGGAGCTAAAGAACTTGTCATGCAAAATGAAGCAAACTGCCCTTTCGGGTGCTCTCATTTTACCGATACAGCAGCAATAAAGGGGCAGCATCTTAACAATGCTTAACCAATAAAAAAGGGGCCGAAGCCCCTCCGCCTGTTCTGACGGCAATCTATCAGCCGTCGATCGGATCGGGAGCTTCGGTCTCCGAATCCTCATCGGTCGTGGGACAGGTGCCATCGGGGCAGCCTTCCGGGGCCTGGCCTTGAGCAAGAAGTGGCTTGAGAGTGAAGCCCTTTCGGGTCACGATGATCTCAAAGCTGTCGCCAGGATTAAAGCCAGCTTGGCGCGTATAAGCGCCGCCGACCATCAAGTTGCCATTAAATTGCACCTGAGTGCGGAATGTTAGCGATCGTCCGGGAGATTTTTTCTTCCCGCCGAGACTGATACCCTTCGCCTCCAGCAAAGCCTCCAGAAAAGCATTCACCCTGGCTCGTTCAGTACCATCGCCTTTTGTGGTCACGTAGCCAGTCTGGCGAGCAATCTCAGCCTGGCCAAGGCCTTCATTTTCGAGCTTCTTCACTGCGGCCACCAGTTCAGATCCAGTCAATGCGCTCATGATAAAAAGTTGGGAGCGGACAATAGAATTATAGCACCGCACAAGCCATAGCGCTATTGTTTAGGCTTGCTTATATCTGATAGGCCAGACTCGTCAGGATCTTCGGCTGCCATGGCTTCAATGCGCTCAATTTCTTGAATGATCGGAAGCATTTCTTCCACAAAACACCAAAGATCTAAGCTGATCATCGCTGCAAAAAGCAAAGATAACCAGCTTAGAGCAAAAGGTTTTATGTTGTGGGGTTACTTGTTTTGATTTTTGCGTTTTTTCTGTGACTTGATTTGTTCTGGTAATACAAGACCTTTGATCTTGGCAATCCTTGCATTTAACCGTGCCCAATCTTCTAAATCTTTGAACTTAAAATGTCCAGTACCTTTTTTGAATAGCTTAAACTCAAAAAATCCCCAGTCATACAAGCCGCCTGGCGCAAGGCGATCAAATCCACATTCAGGTTTTTCCATTTCTTCATATTTTCGTCCGGTAATATAGCACAGCGCTTTGATCAAATCATCTACACTTCGACCCGCATCGCTATGGCGACTAAAGCAAACCCCTGCGCCCATGATATGAGGCTTGGCTGCATCAGGTATGATAAATTTTTGACCAAATAAATACTGTTCATTGGTTGCCCATCCCTCTACTTGCCAGCGATTATCTTTTATGTGTTTTGTTAAATTATCAAATACTGCTTCAATAGCTCGATCAATTCGCTGATCAGTGGTCCCTGCAATAATCTGTAGCATTCTAAATAAATTTCTTTCCGTAAACGGCACTTGTTCCTGTTGTTCAACAAATTTGTTTATATCACCCTGCAGTTGACTGGTAGCCTTTTCACGAGGCAGCATCTCAGCAATCACAGACTTCCAGAAGTCTTTTTGTAATTCCTTTCGGAATCGTGATCGCGAAGGCGCACATCCATCAAGAGTGATTTGAATTCCTAGCTCACCCTTGTAAATACCGCCTATTTGAGCCTGTAGTCGCACACCAGCTTCTAATTGTTGATCATAAATTTTGCAAGCCTCAACATATCTATTAACTAGATCCCTTGATCGACGATAAGGGATAATCCCTTCTCCTTGCGCTTCTATTTCATCAGGCCCCAGAAAAAAACCTTCAAATTCATCACCGCCAGAAGATCGCCGCCCAGGTTTTATTAAACGAACCATGCCAATCTCGCAACGAGTTGTGCGCTCGGCATTTTCAAATACTGGCCCTAAATTTAAGCGACTTCCATAATCATTGATTAGTACGCGCAGCTCTCGACAAGCGCGAAAATTATGACGACTTTCGTCAATCGTCGACCAGTTACATAGGCTTACTATCTCACAGCCGAGCGGCGCAATCTTCCAAGCGTGAAGAATATGATGCTCATCTGCGCTAAACGGCGGATTCATCGCGATCACATCCGCATGGCTGATCTGCTCTGCCTGAACCTGTAGCCAATCGCCGCCAATCAACTGGCAGCCAGGGATTGCCGCGAGGATGACCCTTAGCTGTGGCTCAACTTCAGCCGCGAGCACGTCTGTAGCGCCGCGATCCATGGCTTCTTTCACTAGGTTGCCGCTACCTGCACTGGGCTCCACTACCGTGCGACCACGCAGATCCAGCGGATCTAGCATGGTGGCCGCTACTTCGGATGGCGTGGGGTAGAAGTCGGGGTTAAACATCGCTGGTCAAAAGCATCAAGACTAGAATTAATTAGCTTTCTTTATTCTAACACTTTGACCCACAAGTAGCCATCTACAATTAGCGACCCAAGTATGTTCTATATCAGTATTAAGCAGAAAAACATCTCCTTCTTGAACGATGATATGTCTTCCTTGTGCAAGTAGGACGCAACTGTTAACTTCGTCGCCAGACTGAAAATTCTTTGATAGGTCTCTCGTTGAAACAAGTGCATTTACAGTCCACCCAAGCCCGGTATCTTCATGCGGAGTAACCGATCCTGCCCCGCAAAGATAAAAAGGGTTTGAGTAGCCGCCAACGCGATCTCTGAGCTTAGGCGTACACTCATTTAGTTCGCAGATTGTTCGCAGCTCAGTCAAGATTGGATCTTCGCGTGATATTGGCTCAGGCCATGCATAACCCAATCCGTATCGCGTGCTTTCTCTTAGCATTTTCCTGTGATAGCTCGTTTCATCTATGCTAATACTGCCTAGAATCTGTGGATTGCGTTTAGCCATTGGTAGTCACCAGGGATGATGTTGAAGGGGCCGCCGCAGGAGCGGCCCCACTGAAATCAGGCGGCCACTACCTTCAGCGAAGTCCGCTTAGGCGCCCGCTTGGCTGGGCGGGAACGCTTCGGATCTGGCGTAGCAGGAGGAGCGGGAGGAGCGGCTACGGCGGCCTTTTTGGTGTAGGTGCGTGGTTTGCGGACTGGGGCGATCGTGATGGGCTCAGAAGTGACGGTGGGTGCTGGTGCTGGTGCTGGTGCTGGTGCAACCCCCAGAACTGCAACCCACCAGGCGGCGAGCTGATCATTTCTGGTGTCGATCGCAATGCACAGCTCACCGCCCAGCCAGTAGACCAGTTCGGCGGTGGTGATCGCGAGAGCAATCAGGGGTGTGATGACGCGGGCTGCGATTTCCAGATTGCGGCCAATGTTGGCGGAGGAAAAATCAGATGGTTTCATGGCGGAAAAGGGTGTGGTTTGAGTGGATGGTGGCCGGGGCCATCTCAGGGCCTCGCCGGCTGCTGAGGCTGTCTCTGTCGCCTCATGTGCCAATCATAGGGTGCGTTGCCGCCAGGGGGCGGATCTGTAACAATCTGTTGTAATTGACCTGAGGCATGAAAAAGCCCCGAACCTGCGGGGCTGTCGTCAACGAGCTGTCGCTATTTGGCGCGGCGATGATCAAGCGCGTGCATTTCCCACCGCTCGGCATACTCATAAACTCGCTGGAGCATCTGCAGTGCTTCAGTGCGCTCATCGCGAGCCTGTTGCCATGCGTCGGGATCCTGAGGATAAAAATCCCGTGCATTACAGGTTGCTGCAACTAAAGCATCAGAGGCTTGGCTAACGGCCTTGCGCACTGCGCGATACTCAGTATATAGGCTATCTGCGCCGGTTCCGTTTAGGTGGATTGTTGGAAGGGTGGTCATGGCTTGTAAGTGAGAAGGTTTGAGCGAAAGGTGGGTCAGAATAAGTCAACCAAAAGAGGCCAATTGGGCATGGAAGGATCATAAGCCGCTTCAAGAGCCGGCTTAAGTCGATCCGTTGTGACGTGAAACGCGCCACCAGGGGTGGGCCAGTCGTGATAGTTCCACCCAACGGAAGTTTGATCAAGAATCTCTTGGACGGTAGGGGTGGTCATGGGTTGCACAGTAGAAGAGATAGACCAAGGAGAATTCAAGGGTGAAGCTTGTTATGGTTGAGCTGTAGCCAAAAAAGGAGCCAGAAAATCCTTGATGTAATCAACCGATTCCCCCTTTGAGAGGAACTGGCTGTTAAAGCTCCAATGATATTGCATTAGGCCCTCAAAGGGCTTGCAATCATCTTCGCGATGAATTACTACAATCAAAGTTTCAAATTCTCTTTGACACTGAAAAATTGTGTCACCAGCTTTTAGCCAATTGTAGTTGTATGCAGAAAAGCCTGGATGCCATTGAAATCGTCCAAGGCTCCATCCAGCCGATTCGAGAAGATTTTGAACTTTCTCGATTCTACTTGAAGTGAAGGCGTCGGTCATAATAAAAGCGCGATTGAGTGCCGGTCGGATCTCTCCTCCCGATGCACTGATCATAAGACGCAAGGCCAGTGCACGGGATCAATCTGTCGCAATTCGTCACAAAGCCCACTCAATGCGCTAAACTGCTCAGGCCGATACCAAATGGCCATGACTGACTCCCTGCCGTTCGATGCCACCGACACCCCTGATCTGACTGATGATCGCGTGTCTGATGTGATGGCGCAACTTGATGAATGTGAATTTTCAGCGGATGAATATCACAAGCTTGCAGAAACAATTCTGATGTCTTTGGCTGTTAGCTATGAAGACTCCGTTTCTCAAGAAATGGAGCGCGAGGAAGTTATGTTTTTAACTTCAATGGCAACACGGTTTCAAGGCGCTTATGAATTGATTCATATTGGAGATGACGACGAAGACGACAATGATGGCGACAATGATGATGATTTTGAAGATGAAGATTAATTGTCGCTAGCCAATTCGCAAGACAAGGCTGATAATTGTCAGCCTTTTTTGTGCTTGGGCATATATGAGTGAAGTTGGTTAATTAATGTCTTTAAGTCATCTTCTGAAAGCGTATCAACAGCATGACCAACTTGTTGCAGCCTGAATCTAGCAGCAACTCGCAATCGCCTCATTTGAATAGCTTTTTCAATTTCTTGCTTTTCTTCTTTGGTTGGAATCCACGCAAAAACATGACTCCATGGATCACGACTGCTTCCTCTTAATTCACCATTTGACTTGTAAAATACATGCTTTTCTGTAGCAAACGTTGCCTTGGTTGCTTTCGTAACCTCAAGAAGCATGGTTGAAGTGTGATCAGTAACAGCAATGATGTCGCCGATTTTTATGTCTTGAAAGTTTTGGTTTTTTGTTGATTGAAGTAAACTCATGGCAATAGAAAGGGTTAAATCGTAAAAACCTAAAAGCCAATCAAAGAAAGTCAGCCATGCAAACTTCGATTTCATTTTGCACACCATAAAATGCATTTCCTTTTGTAATCTGTTTATGCATTTCCCATTCATAAATATGCGCAGTCATGCCATCCAAGGCTTGTCCATTTTCAGTAGATATTTTATCCATCGTCCACGGTGCTTCAAGCGCTTTTTCTTTGGCTTGATCTTCATTTTCTGCTTCAAGTTCCACGGAAATTGAACCTGTGCATGGAATAAAAACAGTGAATCTTGGCATGGTAATTAAAAGGGTTGAACTGATTGCCCTTTCTTGGATCATAGCGCAGAGCAAGATGACCAGCGCCGTGCTGATGTAAAACTTTACAATTGTAATTGCGTCAAAACACAAAAAAAGCCCGGACTAGCCGGGCTTGATTACAATTGCGTGAGCTGATCAGTTCACCCCACACAACTGCAGAGCGCTGCTCCTAGCTCGTTCGACCACGCGGCTGCCCTGCCCCCAGGTGGCAGACTGAAACCGGGTGGACAGCTTGCCATCGCGCAAGCTGGTTTCAACTTCCGTCACAGCGTTATATCCGCCCCACACGGTATTCTGAACGCCATCAAAATGTGTCCCATATCCACCAGCATACGCATTACGCAGTTTTTCCCACTTGCGAGGACAATCTTCAATCGTGCTCCTGATACCTTCAGGAGTTGCAACAGATGGCAAGTTATAGAGATGGATAAGCCATGTTTTGTAACTTTCAAAATCCATTGGTGTTTCCGCCATGCGCTTATATTCTTCTACGTGATTACCAAATGTTTGACGAGCAACGTCGATATTGCGCATGATTTCATCAATTTGTGCAATGCCAATTTTTGTATGATTAACTGAAAACTGCTTGCTAGTTCTGCGCCCGTCCGCTTGAGCAAAACCTAACGTATTTTGACAAACAACACGAATATCTGTAAACATTCCGCCAAATGATGTCATGCCATCATGGCCAAGATAACCAACAAAATTACGATGAATTTTATCACCTTCAACAATGCTTGCGTCAGTACCAAGAATTTTGCCGGTAAAGGCAATCCTGGCGCCCTTCTTGAGCACAACCACCGTATCCATAATGATGTCATCACGAAGCATTTCAGCTAATTGACATAATGTTTCGTTTTGGATCAATTCATACTGCGGCGAAACAGTGCCTAAAACTTCATTATTGTCCATACGACAAACAGCAACACGTTGATCAATTTGCTGATAAACGTCTTCGTTCTTAACAAATAGCGGACGCTTTTCAACCTCAAACAATGCGCCAGCGCGAGTGAAGGCTTCGCGAGCTGGCAAAGTGCCTTCAATGACTTCGCCGAGACCGTGCCAGGCACGCTCGCCATTCATCATGATGCCGGAGTGGAAGTTGTGAGCCATGGTCGTGGGGATAGGGTTTGCGTCGGGCTTTGTCCGCCTGACTCCCGTATCCTATGCGCAGGATGCGACGGGATGAGTGGCCCTGTAACACTCTGTTGTAATCCCCTACCAGTCTCCGATCTCATGACACAGAACCACGATGGTGCCGGGAGCTGCTCCTGCTAGATCTAGCGCTGAGGAGATGGCATGGGTTCGATCGCGGGCCATCGGTTCAACGGTTTCGCGCTGATCACCCATGGCCAGCAGCACATGCCATGGGCGGGGTGTGGGGTTAGTCATCTGCGACAACATCGTATAAGCGCGAAGCAGCACCGCTGTTCGCCCTGCCGTGGATCAAGATCTCTTTGATTTTGCTATAATCTTCGACCCTGGCCATGCGTGCGCGGCGCCCAGCATTTACAGCTAAAGTTGGAATTTTGTTGTTCAACTTAAAGCATGTGTAACCAGATCTAGACTTAAACACTGTTGCCATTTTTCGCTCAACTGCAATCATTAACGTGCGTCTCAAAATGCCTGGCTGAACCTCTATACCACAAGCATCTTTAACCCACCAAGAAAGCGTTTCACGGCTGCAACCACAACGCAAACAATTTTTGTGAGGATCCAAAGAATTTGTTATGCAAATTAACGTCCAAAAATACTGAAAGCACAGCTCGTTGTAAACAGTAGAATCAGTTATTAGCATGTTCTTTCTCGTTCTCAAAACGATTCAAAGCCACAAAAAGATACTCAGGTATTTCTTCCCATAAACAACCGTCGTAATTGTCAATGCCCCAGTAAAAACGACCGCCTTCTTGTTTTACCTCAAGGTTGCCATAGTAGTTGCCAATAGTCCCAACTTTTCTTATGTTAGCCATTGGCCCTTTCCTCTCTAAGCATGACATCAGCCGCGTCATACAGGGCTTGGCGAGAGTTGTTTAGCCCGTCGCGCTCAATCGCATCAGCTAGGGCCAGGAACTGCGTCCGAGTGTCGCGGCGCTGCGACTGTCGGTAATGATAGCCTACGTGGAAGTTACTAGAAAGCCTGTTTTCCTGAGGAAGAATCCTATCAACTGCCGATCGAATAGCGACAGCAGAAATCTGCGCGGCGATAGGTGCAAACGCAGGATGATCGCCATTGACAAACGCATCTAGCGCGTCTCTCGCAGCAGAATTTGGCGGGATGGGAGCGGTCATGAGTGGAATGAGGTGATAAAAGCGGCGCAGCCGATACAAGCAACTTACAAGCATGCTCGTATTTATACAAGCGTGCTCGTAAATACTCGTACGACTTTGAGGGAAGGTGTGAGCCGTCGGAATAGGCCAGGCGGATGGTGGTGTCAGGAATGAACGAATACTGGCCGCTCGCAATTTTCAACGGCCCAGCGCAGCCAATAGGCCAGCCATTCGCCACGACGCAAAACAGGATCATAGCGAGGATCTAGCGGCGCATACTGAGCGACATGATCTGGATGTTTTGCCTTGTAAGCAGCAAGACGGCGCTCAACTTCTTCAACATGCTCAATAGTAATCGGCGCCGCTCTTGAGTATTCAGACATTAACGGATACCGCGTATTTCCGTTGATTTTTGTTTCATCTAATCCACCGTTTTTGCTGTCAAACATGATATGCAGCAAGCCAAGGCTTTCCATGCTTTCGTACCAAGCCCTATAAGATGGCCATCTTTGATTTTCGCAGTCAGTCGGTTCGCCATAAGCCGGAGCATCATCACGCCTGACAATTTTGCAATCAATTTGTACATATTCTTCGTTGTAATCTATTAATGCTTCTCCGATTCGCAAGTCGTGTCCCATGGGTGGAAGTGCGGTGGGGTGCGGTGGGGTGGTGTGATGTGGCGCCATCACAGATGTCACCAGTATTCATCTCGCTCTCTAAACCAGCGCTTAACATGACGTTGAATGCGACGGCACTTTTCCTGGCCTTTTCCTGCTACCAGGGGAGGATTGCAAGACTCAGGGCTAAACCTATGACACGAGCCAAGCGGAACCGGATGAATTGGCGGCCATTCAATCCATGGCCAAGCCATAGTTCTTGCAAAGAATTGGGCGGCAGATTGACAGGCAAAAAGATAATCGGCGTGTTCTGTTTCAACAACGTAAATAGGCTTGATCATTAGAGGATGTGCGGTGGGGCGATGCAAGCCCGTCGGGATGAGTTCCTGACGGGCTTATGACACGATTTAAGCGCTAATTGTCAGAACAGCAGGATTGATAACAGCACCAGTTTTTGTCGCCTCTTCTCCCTGCTTGCCGTAGTCTTTATTGTGCCAGGCACGCAAATCATCGCCATTGATCCAACACTGAGACAGTATGCTTATGGCGGCGCCATACATGTAACCCGTAATGCCACTAGTATCGGCAAGATACGAACATTCTTTAGCAGCCTCAGCAAACAGTTTGCCATTGTTGATCTCAGACTCCATCATTCGCGCCCAAAGTGACGCAAAATCAATGATGCCCTTGCCGTATGGGTCGTTGCTGTTGACACTGACGAAGTGATACCATGTTGCCGAATCCTTAAGAGTCAGCATTTCAGGTGCCCGCTTAAGAATATCGGTTCTGATGGCGTCGATTCTTGCGGCTTCGGCCTTTGCCTTGGCTTGAGCCTCTGCGTATTCAGGTGAGGCTTCGTATTCTTTTCTTTTTTGTTCCCATTCTTTTTTTAGAACTTCTTCCGCTGCCCTGTAGTTTTCAATTGCCTGTTGAACCGTGTCGCCTGGCTGCACTACAAGAGACACTTCATTTAGCTTAGCCACCACTTGATGATTCAATTGCCGAGAAAGACCCACCATTGATGGGATAATTTCTTGCGTAATATGTCCACCAGCAATCGCGTTAATGATTAGCGGTTTACCATCTTCTAAGACTTTTTTAATGGAAGCAATCTCGCAGTAAATGTCTGGATATTCATAAAAAGAGCAAGAAGATCCATCGTGATTTGGGTTGCAGTTTTTATGAAAACTACAAAAAAAGTCAGCAAAAGCATCTGAAATCGCGGTCATGGTGCGGGTGGCGAGTGAATGTTGTGCCGAGAATGCCGACAATCTGGCAGGCTCTCGGCGAGCCAGGGCCTAGGCCCGGAGGAGGCGGTTGCCTCCCAATGCACACACCCTAATCCCTGCCATCGTGATCTGCGCTGATCCCGTCAAGCATTTCACAATCTGTAACAATTGCCAGGCATGTTTCAAATTACAACAGCATAACCACAAGCGGCGCACATGTGCCATATAATGATTTTCGAGGGGGAGACACCTCGCACAACATAGTCCTCCGGTAACAGCTCACACGGCCGGATACCAATCGAGAGCAACATGGCCTGAATAAGCCTCTATTGCCGGTTGAGCCGGCATTAAATTTTTGTTATGATTTTGAAGTAATTTGTGATGCCTCTCCACGCTTCGCCATGCGATCATAAAGAATTACATTAACAGTTGCAGCTAGATTCATGCAATAATGCGTAGGAACATATATTATATCCCGACACCATTCAATGGTTTTGATTCCCAGTGTGCTATCTTCCGGGCCAAAAATATAAAACGCACGCTCAGGGTGAGTGTATTCAGGTAATGGTGTTGCGCCATTAATCAAATCCACTGCCACAGGCACAGCGCCATAAGGTATAACATCACGCAGATCAGTGCACTCAATTAGTGGCGTATGGCGATGCTGTTTTTGTGTATCTACACAAGAAGGGCTAAACCTTTTGCCGGATATACATATAAGCGATGCACCATAACAACCTGCGGCACGAAATACGCTGCCTACATTGACTGCTGTTTTAGGATGATGAAGACCAATCGCAGCATAACCACGATGAAGGTTTTTGATCATTAAGTTGAAGCGTTAAAAATGCAATCTACAGTGATCAGCGCTTTGCCGGCAAAATCCGTAACACATCGTTACGATGCGCATTGCAGTGATCTGTTACAATAGAACACGAGTCACAGCACCAGCCACCCAGAACCCTGCCTTCTCCCTTATGGATCCACGTTTTCGCGTTGAAGTCATCGCTCAAACGCCTAATCCTCAGCAGTGCATGTATGCCGCAATGCACCAGGATTATAGTGAAGGTTTTGTGTATGATGAGCGTGATAAATGGCCGGATGAAACTAAAGCTGGGGAGATCTGTGTTAAGCGATTATTAAATGGAGATAAAGGCCATTTCGGAGTGCTAGAAGCCCCACAAATTACACTTAATTGCGGATGGTTTCCACACTCCGTAATACAGCAAGCTCGAACACATAGAATAAGTGTAAGTTTCGATTGTCAGTCGATGCGTTATACTGGAGATCGTATCTGCAGAGCTGCTAGTGGCGAATTACATCTTGAAGATGTATTCTATTTGCGGCCATTGGGTCATTATACTGACCGCCAAGGCAAAAAATATGAATATACTGGTGATCAACGCGCGGAAGATCTTCGGCTTTGCAGGCTTGCCGCTGAACGTTACCGTGATCTTCTGTCGCAAGGCTTTTCTGAAGAGCACGCACGCGGAATCCTTCCCTTTGATTATAGGCAACATTTTGTGGTTAGCTTTAATGCACGATCATTTATGCACTTCCTTGATTTGCGTGCAAAATTAGATGCTCAGCTAGAAATTAGACAGCTTTGTGATCTGATGTGGCCACATTTTAAGGTTTGGGTGCCGCAAATTGCGGAATGGTATGAAAAGGCGCGGTTGCACAAGGCACGGTTGGCGCCATAGAGATTGTTTCAATTTGCAACTGCTTAGGTGATGGCGTGCAAGGCAGGCTTATGATTGCGTGTGAAGGGCGGCACGGATTTATGGCTGCCTTCTTTTGAAAAGCATCATGAATTCACAAGCCTTAAAAAAGGGAATCATTTGCTGGGTTTCTACCGTAACCGGCAAGACTGGGCATGGCAAGCCACTACCTCTTGAGGATGCCAATCGCCTGGCTCGCCAAGCCAACGCAAAAGATCCCCTAATTATTCACACAGTCAAAGAAGTGCAATGACAACTCACAAATTTAGCATCAGAGACTGCGAAGATCTTGCAAAATCCAAGGCCGGAATAGAGGGATGGAAAGCTTGTTGCTGGGAGCGTGCCGGAGACGACTCAATTGTTACGGGATCGGTTCCTGTCGGCACCTACAGGTCTGGCCCGCGCAAGGGTAGGCTCAAATTTGTTGGCCCCTTTACAAAAGTTGTCGTCACCAGATCGGAGCTTGAATCCGCCGCCATCGCCTATGAGGCGACTACAGGCCTCTGCTGGGATTGCAAAGGATCCGGCCGAGTAGTGGTCGGCTGGAGCAAGGCCGAAGGATCGCGCTATCAAAGCTGTGACAGGTGCGGCGGTAGCGGGAAGGTGGCATCATGACTCACACTATGCCACCAGAATTGCGTCGATTTGTTGATTTTCTTGCCGCCAACCCATCACCAGTTAATGTAGTTGAAGGCAAATTTTATATGGTGCCTTGTGTAGCGCAGCCGAAGAATGCCATGCCAAATGATCATCCTGCTTATGTTCCGCTAATCGGAACTGTGCACGAAGATCGAGACGTGGTTGGGTTTGATCCTTGGCATGTGCATGTAGACACTAGATTTATCACATATAAACGTCATTACTTAGCCTATCGTAACCTTGGTTATCCAGTTAGCCTAACCAATCATCCATGGTTGACCGAAAAATGGCCCGAAGAAGAGCTTAATCTATGGGCTTATTCAGAGCTATCGGTAAGACGCTTCAAGGCTCGCCGATCAGCACCGCCCTGGCTGCCACCAAATGCTGCTAGATGGCAACGCGATCTAGAAGACGCCTACGCAGACGCCAGCGCCGCGCGTGGCGTCTGCCCCCACCGTCAGCTCCCGCTGGCCGCTGGCCGCGGCGTGGGCAATGGTGTGCGCCAGTGCCCTGGCCATGGGCTGTGCTGGGATCATGATGGGCGCATGGTGCGCCAGGTGGCATCATGACAGAAAAAGAGATCAGACAAATAGTCCATCAAAAATACAATGGACACTGCGCTTATTGCGGGAAACAAATTAGCATTCGCGAAATGCAAAAAGATCACATCGTGCCGCGATACCACAAGCAAAAAAATAAAGAAGGCAAAGGATCTAATGAGATCAGCAACCTAAACCCTGCTTGCGCTCGTTGCAATAAGTGGAAAGGCACATGGAGCATAGAAGAATTTAGGGATGTTATACAAAAGTCTTTAGATAGATTAGATAGAGATACTCCCAATTTTAGATTGGCCAAAGATTACGGTTTAGTAATCGTTACATCTACAAAAGTTAAATTTTATTTTGAATGGGACATCATATAAAAAGGGGCCTAACAGCCCCGATTTTTATGTCAAAAATTGTTACCACTCATCAAGGGTAGAGTTACCCTTGATATAATCATAAGTACCGCTTCCATGGGCAATAACAAACTCACCATCTATTTTATGACGAGCTAAACCATTTGGCCCTTTTATTGCATGATTATTTTGATACCAGTCATCAGGTTTTTTCATGTGGTTCCATTTTCTATCTGTAATAATTTCAATCATGCGCTCAACGGTGATTCGTTCTCCGTATTCATCTTCAATTGTATTGGCTGAATTATTAAAAAGCCTGTTCCAATCATCTAAATAAGAAATACCAAGACTTGGATACACACGCAAGCCAAAACACCAGCCACCAGAAGATCTTCCTATTTCTATCTTTTTTTCTGGCTTGCCGCAGTGCGGGCAAATGTTTTTGAGGAGATAGTAATCAGTGCTCATTTTGAAGCGATGTTTTCAATGATTAATCATAAAGTCTACTGGCCATCGTGGCTTGACTTGTTACAAGGCTTAACATTTGCAAATGTTAAGGGCACCATAAAGGTGCCCAGGTAGCCCTACTTTCACGTCTAGCATGATTCCAGGCCTATCATATTCTAACAGATCATTAATCAACTTGCCGCAATCGGGATTGCATTCTTAAAATAGCCAAATCGGTTTTTTCTCTTGCCAATTGCAGTCTTGAAATAGCTAAATCAGCATTGTTTGACTCAATTTGTAAAATTGCTTTTTGCGCCTCAGCCATATCTTCGTCAAATTTTTTCTTTCTCTCTTTAGCTTCTTTGTTAAACTTTATTTGTCTAATCACAAGAATAGGCGGCACTATGGCAAGATATACGCAAGCAGCAATAAAGTCAGGCTGAATGTTCATAATTATTAGAGCAATAAGAACGACTGCAGCCAAAGAGTGCGATTGCAAGGATAATAAGACGGCCAGGACCATGAGGAATATTATGAGGAGTTTCGTTTACCTTGCCTGGTGCAAGTGGGAGATCATGTTTTTTTTCTAAATCTTGAGACTGATCGCTTTGCATATTGAAAACCCTTAACTCACGTTAGCAGATACTAATAAAGCAGATGCTAATAAGTTAAAATTTCCATAATAATTACAGGCCCACAACGTGAGACGTCGCGCCTTGAGCATCCTTAAACAAAACTTTTCCATTGTTTCTCTCTATATTTTTTGCCTCCTTGTATAACGCAACTGCGCGACGGAAAATCTCTGCACGAGTGAGGCCGGTCGAATCGCTGATGCTGTCAAGCTGATCAGCCAACTCTTTGGGCATGCGAATGTCAAAACGTTGCCGATCGAGAACGGACATGTTTTTCCTGTTGTAATAGGACGTAAATCAGTCACATCATAGCACAAAACAGATAATTAATCAGCTTGCCGCTCCCTCTTGCCGCAGCCGCGATTCCATCCGCGATGCGGCGCAGGAGAGATCCTTGTTCGTCAACTTCAGATCCGATAGCAATAAGGAGAGTTGTTTGTTCTGTGATTCTATCTTCTGTCTTAATTCTTTCTCGGTTGTTACGGGCTTGTTCATAATTCAGGATTGAACTATCCACATTATAGCACAAATTAGCCATCACTCTTCCAGTGCAATCAAAGTAATTAAAACCCCCGGCAACTCACTACCAACACAATAGCGCTTGCTCGTATTGCCATCCACAATAATGTCTTTTTGTTATTTCATGATAAGGAATTTTTAACCAAAAAATCCAACTATTAAAAGCTAGTACAAATCGCTTAAGATTATACATCATTATTCAAATACCAAAAATTTAAGGTAATTAAAACGCCTGGTAATTCATCACCAACACAATAGCGTTTACTTGTATTACCATCTACAACATAACTATCATCTTTGTACAAGACACCTGTCAAGGCGTCACTTATTGCACGCAATAACTTATCCCTATCAGGACGTGTTGTCATGTATTTAGGCGCATTAAACTTAAGACCTTTTTTATTAAAATGTGACTTAGGTCTTTCAAATATAAATACAGCACTCATTGATACTGGACCTTCTATTATTGGTGCATCAAGATCAATGGCAACACTTCTTACTAAATCACGCCATTCTTTGAGTTGCTTACATGTTTCAATCAATATAGCAGTACCATTTTTATTTTTGCCAACATATTTCTTTGATCCTTGTGGCGCAGGATTCATCCCTCGCACTTCAAATGTGATTGCATTGGTCACTTTGTTTAGTGATCAGGATGTGCTATTTTAGCATTACGCTTTCTATTTACACTAGCACAATACAAAGCATCCACCCAAGCCTGTAACACTTCATCGCCATTGTGCAGCTCAATCTTCACCTGTTCATCACTCACTTGAATCAAGCTGCAAACTTCAATCATTACTCCCCGATCAGCCAATGTGGCCACCGCTGAGCCCATCTCAGCCCATGGCGCAACAGCAGGAGCACCGCCTAAGCCGCTTGGCCATACCGAAACTAACCCCAGCCCCTTGCTACCTAAATTCGCTGCAATATCAACAGTTACAGCAGCTTCATGTTGCGGAACTATTAAGTGAATCATTGCACCTAAAATCTCCATCTTTTCCCATAACTTATGATTGATTAAAATATCTATCATCGGCTTAACGGAATTAAACTTATCCGATGGCTTCCAGTCTTTGTTTTTTGCATAACTAATAGCAGCCGCACGCAGTAGCTTATTGCGCCCAGAAAATGATGGCGGTAAATTATACGCTTCTGATATGATATTCATCGCAGGCATCAAGATCTTTTCTCCTGCAATATATAAGCCTTCTTCAGGCACAGGCTTTACATCATCGCCCTTGATCCATTTCACCATGGCACATCACCCCCTTCTGTTGTAGTGTCTTCAATAGATCCCAGCCTTTCTTTAATAGCTATTTCTAGCATTTCTTGTGCTAATTTTTTGTTGCGGGCGATCCATTCATAAGCCAAGGTACCCTGATGTAATAATGGTTTTTTTCCCATTGATCCACGTAATACGCTTTCGTACATTATCTTGCCCAGTGGACCTTGCAATGGAAATTCAAGTAGTTGTTTTGTTGGTTCTATTGTTGAAATTAAAATCTTACATTTTTCATAGTATTTGCGCCGTTCTTCTATTGTCATACTGTTTACATTCCAGTAGGCACCAGCCGGTAGCCTGTATTCATCTGAAATGGGCATAAATTCCTCGCGCTGTGGTGATGGGTCGTGAAAAGTGTCTGGATCAGATATTCTCGTTCTCAGGTCACTTCTAAAGCCACGATTTAATACTGCTACATTATTTTGCAGTGGGTAAATATATCTAAATAGTTGCATGTGAAACGCCATGTCATCTGGTGGATTTGGATCTAGCAGCCGCTGCTTAATTGCATATTGCAAAATGAACGGATTCAACTCTACAACCACCTTATCTGATAATTGCACATACATCTTGGCTAAAGTCGTTGTAGATAACTGCCGCATCTTCGGCAACATTTCTAATGCGCAAGCAATCAACCCGGTGAAATCTTCTTCGCTGATCATGTCGGGAATTGTTGTAGGATTTGACCCATCAAACAGCACCTTGAGAAAGTGACGTGCAATCCATCATAGCAAAAAACTCAGCCTCCTCGCGTGCCTGACGTTTTTTAAGTTGTTTTACGATTTGTGAAGCTTCGTGTGCTTTCTCTAAGACATCTTGACGGCCATACCTTTGGCGTGGTTTAGATGATCCACCGCCCATCTTAATGAAGTTATTTAGAGTAATCGACATCCAGCCTTTGCCGTTAATTCTTGCTTTTATTCCAAGGTCACACTGCTCTGATACAGCATCTAAACCACCGTTTACAAAGTCATTGATTTTTGTTAACTCTTGAATCAAAAGAGACCATGCTTGAGGTGTTTTTTTGCCTGCTTTGTGCTGCCAAAATGCTATAATTTTTTCAGAAACCGGGAGCAGCGCCGCCGGAACGTCATCGTTATTAGGGCAAAAAACGGCCGATTTTGCCTTTGAGGCCTGCTTTTTGACAGGGGCCTCTAGGGGGCCTTCTAGGGGCCTTGGCTGGCCCCAGGGTGATATGGGCTGCTGAGGCTGTTTTTGGACGCTCAGGGGCGATTCTGGAGGGGTCTGAGGAGCTTGTGGCTCCAGAAACGATGGATCGCTGATCAAGAAGGTGTTCAAAACGAGGTTTTCCACAGGGTTTTCCACAGGTTGGGGAGAAGGGGCGGTTTTTGGCTGGTCGGGCGGTGTGTCGCTGACCGAAGGTCGGCGGGATTTTGGCTCAACGGGGGAACAAAAGGGGGTTTTATCTAGGTTTCTTATCTTGTTCTTCTTAAGTTGTTCTTCTTTGTGGGCACGTGGTGCACTAGGGTAGGGCACGTGGTGCACTAGGGGTGGTGCATCTCCTGCACTAGGGTGGTGCATCTCCTGCACTAGGGCATCTCCTGCACTATCCGCCTCAACAGCCCAGTGCGCGTCCCAAATGGTCAGCGCGTATCTGTTTGCCGCCAGGCCCCCGGTTTCGCCGATGACGTGTTCTCGAACGAGCCAGCCCCTGGCTTCCATGGTGCGCAAAACGTTTACGACCGATCGACGGCTCATCCCTGTCTCCTCTGCCAGTAGATTAAGCGAGGGGTGAATGTTCGGAAAATGGCTCTGAAGTGCCCATAGCGTCGCAAGCTCAAACGGAGTGGTTCGCCCACGCAGCCAGTTCGGTAGCGCTGTGAAATTTGGCCGCTGGCCAATCAGCTCTGTTTTCATGCTAGAATTACCTCAGTGTTTTGATCGACAGCTCCTTTCAGTCGGCAAAACTGAATCGGGAGCATCCGAGCCTACGGCGCAAACCGTAGGCTTTTTCATCTTAGCAGCCTTTTGAGATCTGCGTAACGATTCGTAACGAGTTGCGCAAGGCCTGGGGTTGGGTGCTATGGTTTTGGTTGAGTTGATCCTTTTTATGTCAGAGCGATCTCAAATTCTTGCCAGAATTTTTGTGCTGCGGGCAAAGGCTCAGTGTGATAAATAATTCAATGAACAATCAATCTGTATTTTTCTTTGACGTTTATCGAGCTATTCTTGTTCTTGCGATGAAATCTCGTTCATCCACTTGCAAAAGCGATTATGCTAGAATAGCGGATTGGTCAAGAAAGGTTCAAAAGGCAATTGATGACCATGAATCAAGCCCCGGTTTTTTTGTTACAAGAGATGTCTATCGTAGTATTATCACCATTCTGATGTGTGATAATCCTTCTCGGTTGCTTCCTAATACGCGAAAAATAGTGGAAGACTGGGCTAACAGTTCAGCTCAGGTTTTTGGTTGTGTCGATTGGGTTGATGCGTACCACAAGCTGTGATCATTATGGAAAGTTTTGTAAACCTAGTTCCTGCTACATCGCATGATGTCCTATGGTGGCTGTTGTTCCTGTTGGCTTCGATTCTTTCACTGAGTGCTACTTGTGATGACTAACGAATTTTCCGCCATCTTCGCCTTTCTCCTGTTTCTTGCGGGATGGATGTCAATTGTATGCACCGCTGCTTTTGTGCTTATGAAAATAACTGAAGATCCCAGGGAATAACAGCTACAAAAAGGCGGCCTAGCAATCTGGAGAATGCAGTGGCCTCATAAGCCGCCGAAGGTGGGTTCGATTCCCACGGTCGCCATTACAACTCATGACAAGCTCATGACAAGTGCAAAACCCTTGCACCACAACGGATCTCAAGGATTTTCAAGCCTGATCTGATGACGATTTTCAGCCCTTGCGATGCTGCTTTGATGCCAGGTCGCTTGCGAGTTGTTGCATTTTATGCCAAGATCATAGAAATTTAATTTCATGACATGGCAAAAAGTAATGTTTGGGATATAAATTGCGGCCATAGTTCACGAAATAAAGAAAGCAAAGAAGCTTATCGGCGCTTTAGGATTTACCTTGAAATGGGTCCATCGCGTAACGTAAACAAGCTGTCTTCGATATTGAAAATACCAAGACAAAATCTTTATGTTCAAGCAAAAACATATAGCTGGGCCGATAGAGTCGAAGCTTATGATACTTATATTGCAAAAGCGAATCAAATAGATAGCATGAATAAAATGGTGGATGGCCTATCGCCATTGCCTGAAGTTAATGTTTTGACGCCAGATCCTGAAGTAATAAACCCTGACGTGATTGACTATAATGCAATGACGGCAAAACCAGATAGGCATACGCAAGAAATTAGCTTATATCAAAGACAATTTAAGGGCATCGGTCAAAGTTTAGCAAATGAAGCGCTTGCTACATTAGAACTTGCTAAAGACTGTCGGGAGGTAATTCAGCAAGATGCAGAGCGATATAAAAAAGCAGTAGAAGATGGTGCACATGACAAAGCATTAAGCATTGCAAAGCGTATGTCTGAAAAGATTAAGCAATACACTATGCTTGGTGGTTTAGCTGTAAACTATGGCAACAGCAGTCGTACACTCTGGGGCGATGCGATCGGGATCAATACCGTGCTACAGTATTTCTATACTATGCAACAAAATGTTAAGAGTGACGCGAAGGGTGGAAAGCGTGGGTAAGATACGGGGGTTCCTTTAGTTGAGGTTTGATTTTGGACGGTTCGATTCTTGATCGGTTGCGTGATACAATTGTCTTTAAATATCACAAAGTCCTAGGCCATTTTGTTGTGTTTAATAGTGAAGAGTATCTTGGTATTGATCTTTCAATTGATCAAATGACGCAACTTAGCCAGGAAATCGCTGATCTAGCGCAAAAAGCAAAGCAAGAGGAGGAAGGTAATGACTGATTCAATTCTCAAACGATTAGGAGGCATTTTCTCCGTGTGGGTTAATGCCGCAGGCACATTTACCGTGCAAGCCAAGCATTACGGTTATAAAAGTGCGCTAGAACCCTTGACGGCAACAGAATTGCGTCAACTCGGCGACGAATTGATTGCAATGGCAGACGAAATGGAACCAGAATCAGAACAGGAAGATATTGATCCATCTGAAGCAGAAATGCACGATTGGAACAATCATCCTGCGCTCACCGCAGAGCAAAGAGGAGGCGTGAAATGAACATTGCGTTTTATGTTGCAATCGCTGTAGTTTTGCTTCCTATGATGACGGTTGCGCTTGTTGCTGCTGTTTGTGGGGTGAAAGGTTTCAAATCATGAGCGAACAAATCAAGCCATTGTTTCACCTTGCAAAACACAAAGATGGCAATCATCGCGGATTACTTAGGTTGAGATGGTTTATTAAATATGGCGATTCAATGACTGATTTTGGGTTTTCGACCAAATCAGAGGCGTTAGAATGGGTTCGTAGGCATTGGCTGCTTAATGCTGTTGATTGGCAGGTTGGATATGTATTTAGACTAAAAGGTGATACTAAGGATATTTCAATTGTCAGCAAGGATGGATATTCGCCAAAGGCCTTTTCTTGTGTTTAATGTTTCAAATTGTTAAAACAGCTAGCCATCTGATTGTGTTAGTCTTATCGTAAGGAAGTCCACCTAAAGACCATGAATTTTCAACCTCCAGCGCTTAAGCCGCGCCCGGTCCATCCTTCCTCTAGGCCTCAACCAGTGAAGCCTCGGCCATTAGATCGCCCCAAGGCGCAAACCGCCATGATTACAACAGAATATGCAAATCGCTTGCTTGCATTGTTTGCGCTATTGTTTGTTGTCTCTTTGGGATCTTGCACCATTGCGCCTATCCTTGGGGCATTAGAAGGTGCTAGGATTCCCGCTCCAGCTAAAACCGCGATGGTGGCGTGATGAACTTCATTCAGTGCGCGGAATTACTAGAGTCTGAAGGCTTTGGTAATGCAGCTAAGTTTTTGCGTAATTTCAACAGTAATTCTGTGGACAATGACACAGATCTGATGAGTTTACTGACTGACCCTAACATCAGTCAAGGTGCAAAAATTGGCGTCTTGGCTGACATGGTTGTGCCGAATGAACCAGAGCCAAATTTGAACAAAGGTTATTCTGAAGTGCAGAATAACTTGCAAGAAATTGCGATGGTGCAATGGATGGCGAGGAAGTCAATAAGGAAAGAGATGATTGGGATTGCGGCTAGTTTGCAAGAAGTTGCGACAACGCAATGGATAAATGAATGGGCAAACAATGTAAAAACAGTTGATAATGAGGCTTGATTGTGATGAAAATTCTGCGCGGCGGATCGTGGTTTAACCTACCCCTCAACTGCCGCTCGGCCATTCGGAGCCGCAGCCACCCGGTCAGCCTAAGCCGCTTTTGTGGTTTCCGCGTGGTCTGTCTCTCGTCACCTTCACCTTCAATCTTTCAAATGGTCATGAAACTATTGCGCGGCGGCTCTTGGGCCGACCTTCCTCGGAACTGCCGCTCGGCCTGCCGCATCGGGGACCACCCGGACAACCGCAGCATCTATTGCGGTTTCCGCGTCACTCAGCCACCAGGTGCATCCTCGTTTGAAATTACAATGGTTCCCATTTTAGCAGGTGAATTCATGATGGGAACATCAAGCGACCTACATAGCCGGAACGAAGAAGGACCGCAACATTTAGTGAATATAAACAGCTTTTCAATGAGCCTAGCGCCTATTACTCAAGCGCAGTGGCGGGCAGTGGCATCATTGCCAAAAGTTGAAATAAATCTAAAGCTAGATCCATCTCATTTCAAAGGTGATGATCTGCCTGTTGAGAGCGTAAACTGGTATGAGGCAATGGAGTTTTGTCGGAGGTTAAGCGCTGCAACGGGAGAAAAATATACACTACCAACAGAAGCGCAGTGGGAATATGCTTGCCGTGCTGGTACTACAACGCCATATAACACAGGGGATGAAATCACAAAAGAACAAGCGAACTATGGCAGCAGTAAAACCACACCAGTGCTCAAGTATCCTCCTAATGCCTGGGGATTGCATGATATGCACGGTAATGTTTGGGAATGGTGCTTAGATGATTGGCACTCTAATTATGAAGGTGCTCCAAATGATGGTAGCGCTTGGCTTGATGGAGATGCAAAATGAGACTACAAACTGCTGAAGATTTCGTAAATTGGCTGCGATGCAATGGCTATGTTAAGATTGCAAATAAACTTCAAAAAGATTTAGACGCTAATGCTGATATGGTGATAGACAACAAAGAACCTGTGCTGCATTGCTTGTTAAATGAAGATACAGAAGTGCAATTGCCGCAAGTTTGTGTGTTTGACGATCCTGATGGTGTTGTAAATGACTGCGCATTTGCTAGAAATCTTTGTGCACAAGGTAGACTTAAAACAGCATGTGAATACTATAAAAAAGAGATATGACTAAACAAGTAGATCAAGCATTCTGGAATCCACCAAGGCAGTTAGATGGCGAGCGCTGGCAAGATTATACAGCTCGCTTGTGGAGGTTCCGAAGGCAATATGTAGAACCAATAAAAGGTGAGCATGATATAGATTATCTCATTCGATGGAAGTGGTTTTATGTTGAGCAGCTACAAATAAGGAATGAGCAATTAAGAGAAAAAAACCAGGCGAAAAAAGAAAAACTTATCAAAGCAAAAAGAAAAACCAAAATACAATTAAGACTTAAACCACCTGTACACACTAATGCACAATCATGACCGATTCACAAAACCAGCAAGATAAGCTTGCAGAATTAGAAAGAGATCTCATGTTTGAACGTGCTCAAATTAAAGAAAAGCTCAATAAAATCAACAAAGAAGGAGAAGCATTTTTAAGGGAAATTGATAAAATGCAAAAAGAGTTAATATCATATGAAGAAGCCTTAACGTTTGCTGACAGGATGGCATATTGCGCCATTAATTTAGTCGGAAGGAGCACTGTGAATGGAATAATTCAACCAGTGAGATCAAGCGCCGAATATCAGTTGCGACTGGCTGCTGAAGCATATAATGATTACATTATTCAAATGCACGGAACCACAAAACAATGAAAGGTTTTTTTATCACCCTAGAAGGCATTGACGGATGTGGCAAAACCACACAACTCAAGGCCCTGGCTGAATGGCTGCCCACAAGCGGCCTGATGCCCCCTGGTGCCGAGTTGATCACCACGCGAGAGCCAGGCGGCACGGAGTTAGGGATGTTATTGCGAGGGCTTTTGTTGAGCCCACTGAAGGGTCAGGAGCCGAGCCGTAGGGCTGAGCTATTGTTGTACATGGCCGATCGCGCTCAGCATGTGGAAAGAGTGATCATGCCAGCACTAGGGGCTGGTCATTGGGTGTTATGCGATCGTTTTAGCGCGTCAACAATTGCGTATCAGGGTTATGGAAGGGGGTGGCCGTTGAGTGATATTGAAAGGTTGAATCATTTTGCAACTACGGGTCTTGGGCCTGACCTAACCCTGTTGATAGATATTTCAGTAGATGAAGCACTAAAGCGTACAAAAAATAAGCAGCCGGATCGAATTGAAGCGGAAGGAAGAGAGTTTCTGAAAAAAGTACATCATGGGTTTTGTAGCATGACAAATCAAAATCAGTATGGACAGCAACGTTTTAAACGTGGAAGTGTGATTAGAATTGACGGATCAAAAGATGTGGGATTAGTGACACAAAGATGCAGGAATGTGATTAGCGTTTGTGTTGAGGCGTTAGAATCATGAGCATGTGGAATTTATCTCTAAAAGGAAGCACCATTGATATACTTCAAAAAGCCCGCATGGATCAAAGATGAAGAAATGTGGAGGTGTATCGTGGGATCTGTTAGGATTGAGCTTCCTTTTGGGACTGAGATTCAATGAATGACTCTGATCAAAATGCTAAAACTAAAGATCCCACATGGTTTCTGCTGTATGAAGGCACCAGTGAAGATGGGCGTGGGCCTGGCAAGTATATTGGGCGAACCACTGACAAAACTGTTGCGTTTAATCATTGCAAAACGCAAGAAGAAAATCCTTACGCAACTGGTGGCGTAGTTGCAATTACTGATACAAAACAGATCTCAATGAGCGTTAAATACCGTTCTGTTTTTAGCACGGATTGGGAAGAATTGTGATTTTACATTTAACCGTTGCTATTTTCTTCTGGAGTTAAATTCAATGAGTATTTCTGAAGATGTTGCTTTTCATGATTTAATGGAAAGCAAGCGCAAAGCTAGCCTTACTTCACAGAATCTTATTGATTTTCAACCCTCGCAATCTCCCATGAAAGAACAGTCTAATCCATCCTGCTGGGATGCGCTTCAAAGCTTCCGTGATCTAAATGTAAATACGCCGCTCGTTGATTGTTTGCTTGATTTACGCAAGCAGATTACAGAAAAAGATAAGCCTGTGAAGTGCGATGAGTCATCAAGATCTATCAAAATCATTGACCGATTGTTTGGCCTTGGTGAATTGCTTAATGTCGCTTGCACTGATAAGTTAATCAATGAAATTGTTGATTCTTTTGAGAAAGAAGATCTTCTGTTGAGGTTGGAATATTTTGTTGCAACGATTGAAGATGTGATAAAAGGTTCCCAGGAAATCAAAAACAAATTACAGAGCAGGCAGGTTGTGATTAAAGATCATGACTCTGCCAATGATAGGCTGGTTAGAATGCTCGAATGGCCAGCAGAGAACACAATTATTATTGATGGCGTGACTTATTATAGTGCTAAGCACTATAAGCCCGTGAGCGGTGAGATGGTGATTGGGTTTACAAAGCCGTTTACTTCTTATGAAGCTAACGATGACTGGCGTAATAATGGATTGCCTTCTTACTGGCGCCCGATGCCTGAAATTACTTGGTATTCATCGGATAAATCCTGCTGGCTTGTTCCTTGCGGGTCAAGTCATCGTGAAGAAAATATAAAAGCGTGGACAAAGCTGCCGCATCCTGAGAGAACTAAAGAGCTTTTTGATTTTATGGATAGGATCTGAGCCATGGGACTTGATCTTTCACATAATGCATTCTCAGGTAGTTATAGATCATTTGACAGCTTGCGTTCATTTGTTTGCGAAGCGGCTGGCGGCAGTTGGCCACCTCATTCTGATGAAAAGCTGGATCCTGAGCTTTGGTATATTGATGATGTGTTTGGCAAG